TTAACTCTGATCAGATTTTTTTGAGGCTCTCATTAGTTCGCTGAACTTTTGAGCAGCCTCTTTTCTTTTTGGCTTAGTTATATGAAGATATATTCTGCGTGTTATCTCATCGTTTGCATGTCCTAACCGCTGCATGATTTGTTCAAGAGTGGCTCCGGCTTCAGCTAATAGTGATGTATGAGTGTGGCGAAGTGAGTGGGGGGTAAGATCGGGATTTAGGCCAGCTAGTTTTAGTAATCGCTTCATCCGAAGTTCAACCATTTTTATTACTTGAGGATATCCAGCGAATTTACCGATTCTTGCGAATATGAAACCTTGGTCGTGATAAGTTTTTGGTCTTTTTGATTTCTCTATTTGTTGAATGGTTAACAAGTTTTGGAATCCTATAATGATTTCGTGATCAACATCTATTTCGCGAACCGATGATACAGTTTTAGGTGTGTTGAGTTTGTAAAGAGCGTAATTATTATTTGGGTTATATAGAGTTTTCGTTATTCTTATCTTGTCATCTTCGAAGTTGACATCCAGTCTTTTTAATGCACATAACTCACCGACTCTCACGCCTGTATAGGCCAATGTATTAAAGGTTTCAAAATCATTATCCAATCCATGGTCTTGAGCGATCTGTAGAAAATGGACGAGTTCATCCCTTTCTAAATACTTAGGTAGCTCGTTATTTTCTTCAAGCTCTTGGACTGTTTTCTGACGCTTAGGCACAAAAGCAGTTGATGTAGGATCTGTTTTCAAAGCCCCAATTTTTAAACCGTATGAAAATATCATTCTGCCGGTTGAGTGTACACCTGATAACGTATTGTCTGCTAGTTTATTCTGTAGACTTATGAGTGCATCCTGATACATTTGTTCAGTGATTGAAGCTGCATTGAGCTTTGCAAAGAATGGTGACAAGTTTTCTTTTTCATTAGTTCTGATTCGGATCGTACCATCTTTTTTTGGTTTACCATGAGAACTATAATATTTCAACCACTTGTCCGCTAATTCTTCAAAAGTCGCTTTGGTTTCTTCTTTGAATACGCCTCGATTTATCTCGGACAGCATATCCGCGGCGGCAGCTTGCGCTTCTTTTTTAGTCTTAAACCCGCCTTTTCCCTTTTGCTTTCTTTTACCTGTTTTCGGATCAGTACCTATGCTAATCATAAATGACCAGGTTGACCCTCTTTTATAGAAACTTCCTTCCAATTTCTAACACTCCTTTTATTGTCTGAAATGCCCTACATAAACTCCACAAACTATAAATTCATTTGGTGTCACCTCCATGGACTGATAAGAATCATTCTCTGGAACAAGGTTAAATTTTGCAGAACCTTCAGACCATTTCATTCTCTTTAAAATGCCTTCTTCGCCGTTAACGATAACAGCAACGATTTGTCCATTGAATTCCGCCCAGTTTTCTCTCCTCATGAAAACAATGTCGCCATCATTAATGCCTGCATTGACCATAGAATCACCTTTTACTCTTAGAGCATAGTCTGGTTGTTTTTGTTTCATAAAAGGATAGTTTATGTATTCTTCAATATTGTTTTCTGCAATTATCCCGTCACCAGCACAGATTGATCCGATCAGAGGTATCGGTTTTGCGTATTTGACTAGAGTCAAATACTCTCCTAGTTTTGGAGAATACTTATTCAATATATTTTCAAGAGTATTAATTACGTCATTCTTTTGTTCAATGTTAAGATCGCCACGCAGATACTCAGATTTAATATCGTCTAAAGTAGCATGGGAAAACAAATCCGCAGTCTGTGGATCGACGAATAAGCTAACAATTTCTCTATGTAAGTCTTTATCAACATTTGTAAATAAGAACACTTTATCAATAAGGGCATAAATTCGGTTGTCGAGTTCCTCGTTTTCGTTCATGAAATTAGCAAGAAACGTCTCATGATTTTCTTCTAACCCCTCGAGATAACCCGCCACTTTCATTAGTTCACCGTATGTAACCCCATCCAGATGACGAGAAATTTGCATAAGAGTGTTAGGCAAAGGTAACTGCGCATTCTTTTCAATTCGAGTGAGAGTGGCAGCCGAGATTCCACTCTTGTCAGCAAAATCTTTCTTTGTTTTATAACCGCTTGCAAGTCTTTTTTCTTTAATAATTTCACCTATTGTTTTTTCGCTCATTGCCTTCAAAAATCTCCCTTCATCTAATGGCTAAAGAAACTATAACATAAATATTGCGTGCACGCAATTATTTACCCAAAACATATTGCGCGCTCGTAATCGCTGTAATATACTTAAATTGCGAGGACGAAATTACAAAATAATAAATTGCGAGGACGCAATTCAAGGGGTGATACAATGAAAAAATTCGTCGTCCGACTAAAAGTTAAAGAGCTAATGAAAGCTCAAATTGATAAGGATATCACTACGGATAGAGAACTTGCTGATCTGATGAATGTGAATCTTACTCAAATTTGGAGAACTAAACTTCCTGTAGATGATGAACGCCATAATGCACCTGGTAACCAGTTCATAGCTGGTGTGATGGAAGTCTTTGGCGGGAGATTCGAAGACTATTTTTACATTGAAGAAGTTGAAGATGTGAAAAAGAAAAAGAAGAGCGTTCCAGCATTAACCTAAGTAGAAACGAGGTGTATGTAATGACAAAGACGAAAAAAAAGCATTGGGATGAACTCCCAGACAGTTTGACTGCTCAAGACATTGCTGATTTTTTTGGACTAACCCGGCGTACTGTTTATGACATATTCGACCTTAGTCCTTCACATGGTGGCATCCCGAATTATTTCATAGGCACTTCCCGTCGCGCGGATAAAGAAGATGTAAGAGCGTGGAAAGATAACTTAAAACAAAAACACCTTAAAAATTTTGCTTGAGGGGAGAAACAGTATGACTCAATTAGTATTCATTGAAAATGGACAAACCGTCACAGACAGCCTCACAGTAGCGGAGGTATTTAAAAAGGAACACAAACATGTGCTACGGGATATCAAATCACTTGAGTGCAGCGAGGAATTTATAGAGTCCAATTTTGGACTCATTGATTACACTGATTCACGCAATCGTACACAACAAAAATACATTATCTCTCAAGACGGTTTCTCGTTCTTGGCAATGGGCTACACAGGAAAAGAAGCTGCACGCTTCAAAGAAATGTACATCACAGAGTTCAATCGGATGAAGGAAACGATGAGTAAGCCGCCTGTACTTGATTCCAACGCTGCTATCGCCATAGCACTTCGCCAGACTGCTGATGTAATGGACAAGCTTCCACAGATTGAAAGCCGTATGGATAGGATCGAAAACACTACAACGATTGACTATGGACAACAGCGAGCCCTTAAAAAAGCTGGTAGTTCAAGGGTGGTTGGGTTTCTTGGAGGAAGAAAATCAGCAGCTTACAAGCACAGCGGCATTCGTTCTAGCGCATATTCTGCTTTGTGGAACGACTACCAAGAATACTTTGGCATTAACTCTTATAACAACACATTGAAGAAAGATTGTGAGCGGGGCTTAAAGTATGTAGCCAGTTGGACGCCGCCTAACAATCTAATGATCGAGATTGAAGAAACGAATGGTCAGAAGTTATTTTAATTCCCTATTAAGAAAGGAGAATGATTATGCACGACGCACAAAAACGGTTAAACGAACTTGAAAATATGTACGATACATTAGCAAATAACCCGAGTTGGGTTCATCCAGAAGTATCTCAAGCATCTTTTGGCTGGATGCTTAAAGAGATTTTGGACTTGCGCGTTGTATTGGGTGTCTCATGATTACTTGCGGATGCGGAACTGAGGCAAAGTATCTGGTATACGAACATGAGGAACCACATTGTAAGGAATGCATGCTAGATGCCGTTGAATGTAAAAATCAGGTCCTAGTGAGGGTGATGGATGATGCATATGCAAGTAAGGTGCAAAGGCAGTAGTAGTTACGCGGATCTGTGCGCTTTATCCCAAGTAGGCGGACAAGCTATAGAGCATCCGAACGGAACTGTGATTTTCAAATTCAGCAGCGATGTAACATATCAGGAATATCGTCGAATTAGACGTGAGCAGAAGGAGGGGGCCAAACGTGAAAACGCCGTTAGAACAAGCTATCCGGGTTCTGGAGGAGCTTCAAGCTGATACGGAGATACGTGGTAAATCGCTCAATAACATCGTAGAGCCTTTGCTTATCTTCAGGGACGGAAAGTTACAATATGTGCTTGAAGCTCTGTATGACGTGCGTAATGCCATAGAAAGTGAAACGACCCTGGGTGCAACCAGAGTCGAATCGAACGAATTAATAAACATTTCACGGTCACTATAACAAAATTTTAGGAGGATGTAAATATGAGTTTTGACGATCAACAACCAATTGACTACCAAAATTACTTACCAGAGGCGCCGCCTTCCTTTAGATCGACAACTACAGAAATGGCAGTGACACGCCAAACAGAAGAAGTAAAAGCTGCTATTTTCATGGCTAAGCAGTTCCCACGGGATCAACAGGCATCTTTTAACCGTATCATGCTCTCTTGTCAGCGGAAGAAGCTTGCAGAAGAAGCGGAATATGAATATCCGAAAGGTGGTAGCAAGGTTTCTGGTCCATCTATCCGACTGGCTGAGGTTTTGGCGCAGTCCTGGGGGAACATTGACTATGGGTTGATTGAGCTGGAGCAACGGAACGGTGAGTCAAAGGCTATGGCCTATGCATGGGACATTGAAACGAATACACGCCGTCAAATCGTTTTTACAGTCAAGCACGAGCGCAAGGCGGGCAGCACCACAAAGCAGCTCACTGAAGCACGTGACGTTTACGAGGTTGTAGCTAATATGGGAAGCCGTAGGATGCGTGCATGCATCCTTGGGGTAATCCCGGGAGATATAGTAGATGCAGCACTGGCAAAATGCCGTGAAACGCTTGTTAACGCTTATACAGAACCGCTTGCGGATCGTGTACGAAAGGCGTTCCAACAATTTCAAGAAAAATACGGCGTGAGCAAGGAAATGATTGAAAAGTATATTGGTTGCTCTCAAGATGCTTTTACGGAAAATGACTATTTGCGTATCGGTAATGTATGGCGGTCCCTAAGGGACAACATGGCGAAGCGCGAAGACTATTTTGACTTTGGGGCGGTCCATGTTCCTAGCGCTGCTGAATTGGAGTTTAAGGCGCAACAAGAAGCGGAAAAAGCAAAGGCGGACGGTGATCCTGATGCTGCTGAATGAAGAAAACTATTATTCTCAGGAAGCCAACCTAGCCTATTGGAGTAACAGCCAGTATAAGGAGTTCCGGGACTGTGAAGCGCGAGCTATGGCTAGGCTTCAAGGCTGGACAGAACCAGCTACAGATGCGCTTCTAGTCGGCTCCTATGTGCATGCCTATTTTGAGGGACCAGAAGCTTTTCAAAGATTCAAAGATAGTAACCCTGAAATAATTTCCTCTCGTGGTGGGACTAAGGGAAAACTAAAATCGCAGTTCCAATATGCTAACAAAATGATAGAAACCATAGAGAATGATGCGCTTTGTATGTTTGTTCTGCAAGGAAAAAAAGAGGTCATTATGACTGCCAATTTTGCGGGAGCTAATTGGAAAATCAAGATGGATAATTACGCGCTGGAGCGCAACCGATTTTCAGATATCAAAACAGTTCAAGAAATTCATAAGGAATCCTGGGATTCAGAGAATGGTTATGTGTCATTTGTTCAGCAGAATCATTATGTAACTCAAATGGCTTTGTATGCGGAGATTGAGCGAATTGTTCAAGGGCGCGACGGATGGATTGAACCTATTATTGTCGCGGTATCCAAGCAGGACCCGCCAGACAAAGCGGTTATAGGGATAAATGGTTTTGACATAAAACGTGAACTTGAAGGTATAGCGGCGAACATGCCGCACTTGATCGAAGTCAAAGCGGGCTTAGTAAAACCACACCGTTGCGAACGCTGCCGTTATTGCCGGGAGACGAAACAACTTAACCAAATAATCCACTATTCGGATTTGATTAATAGATAAAGGGGATACCACATTGTTAAATCGAGTGATATTGATTGGGCGTTTGACCAAAGATCCTGAATTACGATATACACCGTCTGGTGTGGCGAATTGCACATACACCCTAGCAGTGGACAGACCTTTCACAAATCAGGATGGCGAACGGGAAGCGGATTTCTTGCAGGTCGTAACTTGGCGGCAGCTTGCCGAGACGTGCGCTAATTATCTGAAAAAAGGGCGCCTAACCGCTGTAGAAGGTCGGGTTCAAGTGAGGAACTATGAAAACAGTGAGGGAAAGCGTGTTTACGTCACTGAAATTGTGGCTGATAACGTCCGGTTCCTTGAATCAAGCAAGAATGATAGTGCTGGTAGACAGCAGGCCGGGTCCAAAAATAACAATGATCCATTTTCCGATGATGGAAAACCAATTGATATCGCAGACGAAGATCTTCCTTTTTAGAGATTGGAGGCATGCAGCATGATACAGTACGGATTTCATCCAGCTCCTAAACCAGCCAAAAGCAAACGTGTGAAGCTCACACAGAAGCAGAAAGGCGATATAAGCCAGCAGGTAGATAAGCAGCTTAAAGCGCGGTCACATGGGCTCTGTGAGCTTTGTGACAACGCACTGGCTACCGAACGAGCTCACTTGATCGGTAGGAAGCATATTAACCATAAAACGAGAGTAACGGACTTATTACATTTATGCACGGCATGCCACGACTGGCTTGATGAAACGCCAGAAGGAATACGGGCTAGAAGGGCGATGGCAACGCTGGTTAAATCAGCAAAAGAATAGCGGGTGGTGAAATGAAAGAGGCATATTACTTCTCTCATGACAGTAACGCCCGTCACGATCCTAAGATTACCGCCATGCGAGGTGTCTATGGATCGGAAGGGTACGGGTGGTACTGGATTCTAGTAGAAATGATGAGGGAATCTAACGGATACAAATTGGATATGCGATCGAAATACGCTTACTATGCGTTCGCATCACAAATGCAATGCGATTCTGAAACGGCGCATAAATTCATACAAGATTGCATAACTGAATTTGACCTTTTTGCAGCAGATGCAACGCACTTTTGGAGTGCTTCATTGCTTCGAAGAATGCAGGAACGGGAACGGAAATCGGAAAAAGCTAGAAAATCAGCAGAAGCACGATGGGGCAAAAAAGCCGCGCCAGATAAGGGTTCTTCCGAATCGACCGAAAATGATAAATGCGATTTGGATGCGAACGCATATGCGGACGAATCAAAAAACGATGCTTTAAAGGAAAGTAAAGTAAAGGAAAGTAAAAGAAATAAAAATGATTTAAAAGATATGTACTCTGATGAATTTGAATCATTCTGGAATGAATACCCGAAAAAGATCGGAAAGAAAGATTGCTATAAAACATGGCAGAAAATCATTAAGGCAGGAGAGCGACCGGAGACTATTATTCAATGTGCAATTAATTACTGTGTTCAATGTCTGCAACTCAAAACAGAATCTCAGTTTATCAAGCATCCTAAAACCTTTTTAAACGAGGATAGATACAAAGATTACCTGGAAGGAGGTTCAGCATTTGGACATCAACAATCTCAACCTTTCAGCGGAGGACAAGCAACTCCTGCAAAACATGATGCAAACGGTCAAGCACAAGCCGGCCAGGACAGTTGGTCGTTCACCGATAGCGGAAGCAATCAACAAGATCGGCTCGGAGCGGAAGGAGATTCCCACGGATCCACGGGCGCCGGTTCGAAGTACGACATGTTTGTTCGCAGATAGCGAGTTTGAGGGTGTGTACTGCTGCATCAAGTGTCGCCAGCAGATTAAACGAACCTATTTCCCACCTAAGAAACAATGGGGCCTTAATCGGGCATGTAAATGCGTACAGGAAGAAAGCGAAAAGGCACAGTTAGAAAGTGACCGAAGGCACCGCAGAGGGCAAATGGAACGTGTATTTGCGAGAAGCATAATGAACGAAGAGCTTAAACGAGCGTCCTTTGAAAGTTTCTTGCCACGTACAGGCACGGAACAGGTGTATAAAGCGGCGTTAGACTTTATTGATACCTACGAGACCCGAGAGACCGGATTGTTGTTCTACGGGGATCCTGGGAACGGGAAAAGCCATTTGATGGCGGCTATACACCATGAGTTGAATCGACAAGGTTATGTTTGCTTGTTTTTGGACGTACCTCAGCTCATGAAACTAGCAAAAACAGCTACTAGATTCGATTCAAAAATAAACTTAACTGACGTAATCAATGGCGCTGTATCGTGCGATTTGTTGACGTTAGATGAATTAGGAGCTGGGGACTTGCTGGCGGATGAATATAAGGACGTACTGTTCCCTATTCTTAACGGCAGACAAGGTAAAAAGACTAATATTACATCCAATCTTGACTTAGACGAATTGGAGCAATGGCTATTTAAAGATAAGTGGGGGAACGTCATTGATAAGAAAGGCCGACTATTTGACCGCATCTTGAAAAGCTTGGATATCTACCACAATACCGGAACATCAAAACGGCGTGAAGACGCTATGAAACGCATACAGCAAGGCTCATAGTCCAATAAGAAGGGAAGAAGATACCCTATGACCAGGGATGAAGTAATAGCTAAATGGAATAGTATGAAACCACAAGAGCGAGATATATGGGTTGCTACGGCTGTGATGGGATATAAGGCGGATCGAATCAGACCGGGGATGATCATTAACAGTAAAGGTTATTCAACGTCACCAGCAATGTACAGCACTGACATAGGCGCAGCATGGGAAGTATCACAAAAATATCCGATCATGAAACTGACCAGAACAAAAATCTTTGAAATAAGCCTAGCGGAGTACATCTGCACGTTTTGGAATGATGCAGATTCGGGTCCAATTGAAGTGCCTGCCACAACGGCGCAGGAAGCGGTATGTTTAGCAGCTCTAATAGCCGTATTAACCCAAGGAGAGGGGATAGAGGAATGAAAAAGGATATAGAAAAAATAATCGAAGACCTGAAACAAGAACGGGAAGAGTACGGAGAACGAATCGTATCCTTATCCCATGCCTATGACAGTGCGCTAGAAAAGCTTTGTGATTTGGTCGGACAAGAGTTTGTTGCTTACGAGGATAGCTATTAATTCAGCCCCTAAAGGGCAAGGAGAGGAATAAGGGATATGAAAAGAGTGACCAAGGAAATCGAAATTAAACTTGAACCAGAACAACGGTTTTTCGTTGAAACAAATGATGATTTTTCTCTATTGCTGGTAGACAGCATCTTGATACTGCCAGAAGCTTGGCAAATCAACTTGGACGGAAAAGTGTTTCACGTAGATTATGAAGAATCAGAAATAACGTCTGGCGGTCGAGTTAGCGCTGGATATGAGCTAAATCAACTAGGTGTGTATGACGCTTAAATCATTATCAATCAAGGAGGTCTAAACCATGGATAAGAAGATACAAGAGATACGAGAATGGCATGAGAGAGAAGAACGACGTATTAAAAAATACCCAGAATCCAAACAAGTGAGATATCCAAATGAACCTTCTCAGAAAGCATACGACATAATCGGCTACCTCCTACAACAGATAGAGATTAAGGATAAGGCACTAGAGTTTTATGAGGATACATCCACATACACCGAAACGATGGAAGAGATTCAAAATGTATTTTCTCCTAAAGGAATGCCAAGTTATCGAACCAATTCCGCCCCAATCGTATTCGACAAAGGCGAACGTGCACGTGCAGCTTTGAAAGGAGAGGATACCCCATGAATCCAATAGACCCCAAACAATTGGACGATGCGGATTTAATCATAAACTTTTATGACAACACACTTTGTACGGATTATCGTCAAGAACTGGCTAAAGAAATCTACCGGAGGGCAGGTGTAACGGATGGCACGAGAAGAATACAACAAGCTGAAAAACAAGCGTAGGAGCATTTATCTGGCGTGTGAAGAAATGGACTTTACATGGGATCAGCACCAAGTACAACAATTTGACGAAATGTGGTCATCGGGAATTAGTTTGCAGCAAATTGGGGAAGAACTTGGGCGTGACCCAGACGAAGTAATGATGTTAGCAGTAGACCGTATTAAAAAACGCTGTATAGGTAAGCGTCCAGGCGGAGCATTGGGGGCGATGGCATGATTACTTTTGTGATAAACGAACCTCCTATGGGAGCAGTAAGAATGACGCAACGGAGCAAATGGACAAGCAAGAGCGCTCAAAGGTATCTGTCTTACAAACAAATGATCGGATTTGTAGCACGGAAACAGTTCTTAGAGCCGCTAGAAGGGCCCGTAGCGGTCGAAGTAGGATTCAGATACCCGTTTCCTAAGTCGTGGACTAAAAAGCGATTAAAAGAGGCGCTAGAGTCCCAAGAACTGCCGACAATCAAACCTGATATTGACAACTGTGTAAAAGGTATATTCGATGCCTTAAATAAGATAGCGTGGAACGATGATTCTCAGGTAGTGGCGCTGGTAACGCGCAAATATTATTCTGACCATCCAGAGATTGAGGTAAAGGTATGGCAGATCGGTGAGGAAACGCAAGAAATAATATAAATAATTCATATAACAACGTATAAAGGAGTGTTGTAAATGGAGAACAAAACTCTTAAATATATCCCTGGCTATTATCCATATCGTATCGACGAAGACGAAAAAGTATTTGCATCACATCCGAAAACAGGATTCCCGGTTTTGGTGAAAGAGAGCAACCGGATGGTAAACGTTCGTCAAGATGGGCGACCTAAGAAAGTAAAAGTATCGGAGCTATACCGTAGAGCATTTAACAAGCTGCTTCCAGAGGATTAAATATATAGCCCCCAAGGGCAGAGAGGACAAACACATGGATAAAGTGAAGATTACGAAGGCTCAGGCGCAGGCTGTTGATCTGCTTAGGAAAGTACATTCTGAGTCGTCCATTGTAAGAATGCATGTTGAGTATCCCGAAAAATGGTCGAAAGACTTTGAAGGTGCAAACGGCATGGAATTGGATTTGCTTATACGTGCTCTTTATAACGGTTATGAAGTTGAATTAACGATGGAAGAACGGATGCTTGCACATTTCAAAGAACCAAAAGGTTATTTAGCTGAATATGACACGGAGAACGTAATATATCGAAAAGGTATGGCAAAGGCTCTTGAAATAGCAGGTATTAAGGTACCTGGCATTAACGATTAAGCCCCATAGGGGATAAGAAGGAGGGAACAGCACATTGGACTATAAGCAAAAGCGCTTGATCGCTATGGCGGAGATGCTTAAAGCATATACAGATGAGAGTAAGCCAGGACCATGGGTGGTGGCATACAGCGGCGGCAAAGACAGCACAGTAGCTTTTGACATTGTTGTCCGGTCGCTGATGCAGCTTAAAACGTACAAGCCTGACGCGCTTACGAGGGATGTGTATCTTACTACAGCCAATACCAACTTGGATTTTGTTACGGACCCACTCAAGCAATCGGAGCTGGCAAAGATCAAGCGGCTAGTTGAGGAACAGGGACTGCCCGTGAAGATCGTTGAAGTTGCTGCACCTATTGTAAAGAGTTTTATGTATCTGACAGTGGGACGCGGATATCCGCTACCTAAGAGCCGCATGAACCGCTGGTGTACGGAGCGGCTCAAAATTGAGCCATCCCAAAAAGAGCACAAAGCTATTGCTCCAGCTCTTACGGTAACAGGGGTCCGCATGAGCGAGTCGGCAGCCCGGCAGGAGAACATTAAGAACCGTCAAGTGTCCGAGTTCTTTTCAGATACAGAGTTTATGCCAATCGTAAATTTTACGTTGGACGATGTATGGAGCTACTTGGTTCGTGAAGGCATGGCATGGGGCGATGCAGAGCAGTTAGGCCAGCTCTACAAGGAGGCTACTGGGGAATGTGGACTGAGACAGCATAAGGCTGGTGCGGATGAAAAAACAGACGATCCGTGCGGAGCGCGTACCGGGTGCATTATCTGCCCGGTCGTAAAGATCGACAAGAGTTCGCAAGAGTTTGCCAAGCATAACCCATGGCTTCAGCCGTATGTAGGATTACGTAACTTGATGATCGAGATGTACAAGGACCCATGCAATAAGGCAGGCCGCAAGCGAGACGGTACGGTGCTGGAGTATGGCAAAGGTACATTTACGGTTAAGGCCCGTATGCAGCTCTATGAGGCTGTCAGACAGGCAGAACGTGAGAATGAGGAACTGGCCCGGATGCATGGAGTGGAACCGCAAAAGCTTATCTATTCGCAGGAGCTGGATGACCTGATCCACCGACAGTGGGAAGAGGATTTGAGAGAATGCCCATGGGTGGAAGATGCTGCGGAGGTTGGTCGTTTTTACGAAACTAAGATCAAAGGGATCAGGGAAGGCTACCAGCTTGTATGGAATGTCTATCACGACATGCCAGAAACGGCAGAACAGATATAAGGGGGATACACCCCCTACTACCTATACCAAAGGAGCTAAGAGCATGTTTGAAATAAAGCTATATAATCCGGACGGAAACCATGTCCAAACAATTCGTTCTGACAACGGTTTGCGCGGCGTCTTGAAACAGGCACGGGAATTACTTTCCGCTACTCACCCATGTGCAGCAGTGTACAAAGACGGATTGTGGATCAAAGAATACAGTTTATGAGCCTACTACCTATAAAGGAGAGAAATACATTATGCCGAGACTAAAATTTGAAATGTGGAAATGTCAGACGAAACGAGGCTACATGTCACGTTTTACGGATGGACGCGGCATCAGTACCGATTCATGGTGGGACAGTCCTCAATTAAGCATAGATCATGTTGGAACTGAATACCTAAAACAATCTCATCGTCACCCGAATACGAGGAATGACAGACATATTAACTTTATTAAAGATAGATACAAAGTGGAGATGGCAAGATTGAAGGCAAGTGAGGGAGAGGCATAACAGCCTCTTACCCTATACCCCTATATAAGGAGCGATAAGTGATGAGTATTCGTCCTAAAAAAAACGATCGAGTAACAGTATATGGCAAGTCCGGCACAGTCGTTAACGCTGAGAAGATTTACACGAAAATGTACTACTCCATCAAGCTGGATCATAACGGAAAAATTCAAAAATTCCGGGGAGAGGAATTGAAATACGAAAAGGTGGGAGGCGGTAAAGGTGAGTGAACGGACATATAAATTGTTGGATGGGTCAGAGTTAATTTGTTCGGAAGAAGGAATTCTGAGTCACCGTTTGGAACCGGACTTCCCAGAGATTACGACAGACCCAAATGCTGAATATATGAATCTGCTTGCCCTGGTAGACTCACTCCAGCAGCAGGTAGCCCAGCTACAAGAAATGGATAAACTCCATACTTCAGGGGCAAAACAGCTTACCGAGGACTTGCACACATTGAGAGAGGAAAGAGATAAATTTCGCAAAGCATTAAGCGATGTTCATAACGCTGCACGGTGGGGCGATTTAGATAGGATCGAAGGAATTATTGGTACAGCATTAAGTGAGTAACCACCAATACAATACGCTCCTGGAGCGTTGGAAGGATGATAGATGTGAAAAAATATGAAGTGCTCAAAGCACTGGATGAGATAACTGAAATGTCAGATGAGGAAATAGCAATCAACCAGGAATGGATAAGAAAAGTTGCTAATTCTGCTTATTCACTGGTCAAACAAAAATATAAACCCAATGTGGAGCTGAGAAAAAAATGAAAAATATAGATATGTTGGACATGACAGACCATCGTTCAAAACTTACAGGAAATCAAGTGGGGACACATATTTACTGAAACCTTACTTGTGCGGATTGCAGAGCTTATTAATGCCAGCCCCCGAGAGAGGGCAGAGGCTGCTTATATGACATTATCCAGTCAGGATCAATGTAGATAGTGGCCCCCCCATATTGTCGCTAGGAACGTTAAATATGGAGGGAGAGATATGAACCACCACTCCATAGGAAAGCGGTGTGAACCCATTATAAATGCTCTCTTTCTAAGAGTAAATGTCGTGGGACTTGCTTGGAGAGTTAAAAATACGCTACAGGGTGTAGGACCTACACCCACTAAGGGAGGATATATAGATGCCAGATAAACAAAGTATCCAATGGATTAAATATGATCCCAAAAACCCGGGCGACCTGGAAGAAGAACACTATCTCATTAATCTAGCCACTCGCTATTTATCAACAGCGGCTATGGTTTGGGCTGTATATGACGCTATAGATAATATGTTTTATGTTGAAACAGAGTTTGGTAAAGAGGGATTTCGTGATTATGTGTCTCATTATGCAGTCATTAATACACCGGGGGATGTGATTTCATGACAGAACGTAACTGGCAAGAGGATATGAAACTGTCAGAACAAGCCAAGGGCTGGATTTATGAAATCACTTTTAATGGTGAAGGAAATATTGTAGCAAAGGATGCTAATTATACATTTGCGCAGGTTATTGCTGGGGATGTAGGCATGAGCAACGCTGAGATTATATTAGATGGACTTGAAGCCCTTCCTTACTGGCTCCAACAATATGCAGCACTTGAAAGGGAATACGAACGGTTCCAGAAAGCTGCAATGGGCTGGAATGATGATTTAACGAAGGCAGAGGCAGAAATAGAACAAAAGGATGCAGAGATTACTAAGTTACGCAGTGCAATAGCTTTTTCTATTGCTGAATATGAGCTTCATGAAAATCCAGGAGCTGCAGCAGAGTGTATGTGGCAAATACTCTATACGCATGTTCAACCTAAACAAGCGTCTCTCCTGCAAGATAAAGGAGACACCCAATGATAAGAGCCTATACCTCTATATTATGCGCATTACTGTTATATGTGGGTGTAGTCAGTATAGATAGGTATATGTTGATTGAGCATATTGAGCCGAACACTTTGAGCGAAGGAAAGATAATGGGTGACTAGAAAGGAGAGAAGAAATGAGTAACAATCAACTAATGTTTTTTGAGGGGAAACATCCAGTAATGGTATTAATGCCAGAGGACGTAAATTTTCAGTTCAAAGGGGACTTCATAATCAACGCAAAGAGCGTTGCGGATGCTTTAGATTATCAAGGTAACTCAGCTACAAGCGAAGTTTTGAAGTTCTGTAAGGAAAGCCATGTCTACCTTGTTAAAAATTCAAACATGGTGAATCGCCATGTTAGGAAGTTGCATAGCACTGGAGAAAAATTTATTTCTAACTTTTCTCTAAATCGTGTAATGGGACAATCAGGGCAGACGAAAGCAGAAGCGTTTCAAGATTGGTTATATGAAGACGTAATGCCGTCAGTACAGAAAACCGGAAAATATGAGATGCCAGGATCATCAGAACCGGAACTAATTCACTTTAAGAAAGAAGCCTACATGTTGAGCGTTTCTGCAGATGTACTTCGCTTACCTGACTCTGGCCGTTTGAAGCTTTTGGGGGATTTTAATAAGCAACATGGATTGAATGTTCCTCTACCAGCATATGCAGATGAAGGACACACGAAATCAGCTACAACATTACTAAAAGAGAACGGGATAAGGCTAGCTACGGAGAAGTTCAATAATCTGCTTATAAATCACGGATTGTTGGAGATAAGGGAACGACCCTCTAAAAAGAGCGACATTAAGAAATTCAAGTCGCTGACAGAGGAGGGGCTTCAATTTGGGAAAAACATCATTAGCCCGAATAATCCAAGAGAAACAGCGCCGCACTACTACCCTAATAAATTTTATGACTTACTGAAACGAGTGGGGTTAGAGTATGGAGCAAGGTTTTGATATGGCAGATAACAACGCAATGGTGAAAGCAAAGAGCTTTTGGGTGTGGACGAAGAAAGCAGAGGTTAAGAATCCAGCGCATTCACGTGAAGGAGATCCAGTCCATGAAAGATATCTCTATGAGGCTCCTAAGTTTATGCTGGACGATGGGCTTATACAGGACTCGGCAGATTCGCCGCGTGAGGGGCAGACAACAATATTTGATTTTCTATAAAGGAGCGACAAGATGGGGGCGATAGAGCAAATGGAACTATACCCGAGCATCACAGAAGCCGATAAGAAGGCCGTACGCAAGTTGCTGGGCAATTACCCTAAGATGCGCCTTACCGTCGAATCATTAGGCCGTAAGGAGTCTCTAACGGCGGAAGAAAGGCAAGTGTATCAGGAGTGGAGCAAATTGATCACCGAATTAGACATGGCAATCAATTTAATCTTAGACGATGAGGTCAAAAAGATCATTGAGCACCGCTTCATTAAGGGGCGTAAATATAAATTTACTGTGATTCAATTCCAGAACCATGGCATGAGCGTTAACACCATAGACCGTCGAATAGACGAAGGAGTCAAAAGTATAGCAGAAACCTTGAAGCTATGCGGAATTTTGGGGGTAAGTTGGGGGTAACGTGGGGGCAATTTGGGGGAGAAACCATTTTAAAGTAGGGACATAGGGTTAACGCCCGGGTGTCCCTGCTGTCCCTTACCATGGCAGGACTCGTCCATGACAAAAGGTTGAGCCCGCTAATACAGGGGATTAACTGTAGCGCTAGTCGCGGTGGTGTGGAAGCGGGGATGGTCAGAAGGTTAGATTCCTTCCCAAGCGCTCCACCCGGGCGCTATAGAACTACGGGCAATATCAAATAAGCAAGCATAAGGGCATCGGTATACGGTGTCCTTTTTGCTATGTACAGGAGGAAACAAACGATGGCACAGAATTATGCGTATCTCGATCAATACGGCATCCTGCATCTACACGATGAAGAGCATGCCAAACAGCACGGCAAACATGTTGCTACTGAGCTGCAAGCAGACGAAAGCGGCTATCCGGTCGTAGACGGCGAAGGCGTTGTTTATTACAGCCAAGAAGACGCAGCATACATCCGTGGTAACCGTAAAGACGGCGAACGAGTAGCTACGCCTGCTGAAATTAAGCAACTGGCAGAGCAGCTCAAGTAACACCTTTTTCCCGGCTTAGTCCGGGGATATGACACATACAGGATTATAGCGGTTCGATTCCGCTGTGTGTCTTAACAGAGGAAAAAAATTCATATAACCCTGCAGTTTCGTGATATATTTTAAACAAAACATATAAAAGGGTGATATGAATGACTTCTTCCTCTTCTTCTGGATTATCTATATCAGAGCAATTGATGTATAGCACAGTTAGAATTGAGAGTATGGACGTATACGGAAATGTAAGCACAGGCACAGGCTTCTATTATCGTATGTTAGATAACGGGGAGTCGCATGTTTCGGTAATAGTTACCAACAAACACGTGGTTGAGGGAGGTTCTAGGGGAAGATTTGTTATTAATTTAGCCTCTGAAGAAGGGAGACTTTCCGGTAATGATCAAGAAGTATTCTCTTTCGATAACTTTGAGAGCATGTGGATTAAACATCCTGACCCTGATGTGGACTTGTGTATAATGCCTTTTGTTCCTATTATACGAGAAGCAGAAGCGAGAGGCTTAAAATTGGCTTTTGTTATGCTAGACGAAAAATTGGTATACTCAGATGAACAATTAAGCGATCTTACCGCCATTGAAGATATTGTTATGGTAGGTTATCCAAATGGAATATGGGACAAGGTGAATAATCATCCGATAATCAGAAGAGGAATAACGGCCACCCATCCTGGATATGACTATAATGGTAAAGAAGAGTTTTTGATAGATGCTGCATGTTTCCCGGGATCAAGTGGGTCCCCGGTATTGTTATTGAATCAGGGGAGTTATGCAAATAAATCTGGTGATGTAATCCTTGGTAATAGAGTAGCATTGTTGGGAATCCTATATGGTGGGCCTCAGTATACGACAACCGGAGAAGTTAGGATCGTCGATGTTCCGACTAGACAACAAGCAATATCGGTCTCCAGCATACCTAATAATCTTGGCATAATAATTAAGGCTAAAAAGTTAATTGATTTTGAACCAATACTTTCTGAGATAATTAAGAATCAAGGCGAAAAATAAAATGACTATCACAAACAACGCACTTTTGCTTGCGTTGTTTTTTTGTGCACAGAGCAGAACTAGAATACTGTTGATTGTGGAAAATATAGACCCGTAATATACATCTGAAAATAGCTGAGAGGCGACAGCTAAGTAGGATACACGGGTCTATTTGTTATTCTAGAATATAGGTAAATCGGAAACGTCATTGTTCACTCTTCTGCTGTAGCTTGCGGTGATATTCTTGGATAGCAAAAGTGGCTACTTGCGCTGAAATCATAGCTATATGTTTTACCACTTTAGATGTTTCCTCATTAGACAAATTTTCATCAGACATTTCTAGATAACGCTCAACAGCAGCGTGCTCTATCTCTTGAAAATCAGAAGCTTTTAGATTGGACATTGTATAACCCTCCTTTCTATGAGTTTGAAATTTTAGACAATTACTATCATACACAAAAAGGAAAAGTCTAGTAAGGGTGATAACAAGGAGGAGCAATACTGGTATGTCGTTAAAGCGATTCTGCAACAAGCAGGGATGCAAGGAATTGGTTATGGGCAATGAGCGATACTGTGAGGCTCACCAAGACCAAGTACGCAGCTATGACCAGGAGAGAGGTACAGCAGCAGAGCGCGGTTATGATAGCAAATGGCGGAAGGCGCGTGAAGGATATCTACGTAAGCACCCGTTATGTACGTCTTGCTTCCAACGTGGGTACTTGGCTGCTGCAACAGTAGTCGATCATATCGTACCGCATAGGGGAGACAAGCAACTGTTTTGGGATAGAGATAACTGGCAACCACTGTGTAAGCAATGTCACGATACCAAGACAGCTAAGGAGGATGGAGGCTTTGGGAATCGCTAAGAAGATGGGAGAGTTCATAGGCTGTCTGTATGGCTGTTGTTCTCTTAAATAGAGTGGAGGGATAACACATGATCATTAGAATGGGAATCTATGAGTTGGAAGGTACACCGCAGGAATTAGTAGAGTATGACCGACTGAGTGATGAGTACGAGGAAGCGAAGCGGTTAGCGGCAGCCACCAAGGATGTGTCAGTGAATGCACAGCTACACGGTAGACACTACATGCGAGTGGAGATAGACCTTGACCAGACGTGTACAACGCAGGACGTGCAAGAGAAGGTTAGGCAGGTACTGAATGAATTTTTTGAAAAGAATAAATTTAAGATTATTTCTTAGAAAAGGGGAAGGGGGGTCAAATTTCTAAAAACTTTTTTTGAAATAGACCGCGCCGGACTTTTTTCGCGTAAAAACTCGTTTTATAAATTTTTCGGGATCTGGAGGTGCACCCGGATGGGGAGAAATGCAAAACCGATTGACCTTCACATCGCGGGAGGCAATCCGAACCGATTAACCAAAGCACAGATTCAGGCGCGTAAAGAAGGTGAGGTTAAGCTCGGAAAAACTGAGCTGGAAAAGCTGAAACCGCCTGTGTTTGTAAAGGATGATACAGTGGCTTTCGCTCACTGGAAACAGTGCATGAAAGATTATAAAGCCGCTGCTGCTGAAGGTGTTAATTTGCTTTCAAGCTCTGATATAGGGCTGTTGGGTATGTACTGCCGGACGTATTCGGAGTATGAAAAGCTGCTGAAACAGTATCAGAAAATCGAGCGAATTTCTATTGAAGATTACGTATTTGATGAATATTTTGATGAATTAACACGCAAAGCTGAGGAAACGGGAGAGGATCTGAATGAGTATGGTTTGAGGGCACAAAAGTACCTTTCCCAACTCGCTTCCTTAGAAGGTGTATTAAAAATCGAAACGGCAATCAACAAGAAGATGGACATGCTTCTCAAAATGCAGGACCGTTTGTTCTTAAACCCTTTGTCCAAAGTGAAGAATGTTCCGAAGCCGAAGGAACCGGAGAAGACCTCGAGCAAGTTCGGAAAGTTCGGGGGAAACCGAAGTGGCTAACCCGCAGATTTATCCTTACAACACTGTCGGAGAGACGGACCGGGTAACCGCCTATGCACTGGAAGTGGTGTCCGGCAGGATTATCGCTGGTCAGGCACAGCGACAGGCGTGTGAGCGCCACCTTCGAGACTTGGATCGACAGGGTACGGAAGATTTTCCTTACGTGTTCGATCCAGATAAGGCCCATGAGATTATAGAGTTTGCCGAATCCCTCACGCTGGCAGAAGGCGAGGAACCTTTGCCGCTTGAACTATGGGGCTTTCAAGACTTTATGTTTGGGAGTTGGAATGGCTGGGTTACGTTGGATGGTTACCGTCGATTCCGCACCTCATATGTTCAGGTGGCCCGGCAAAACGGTAAATCTTTGGGCAACGCGGTCCCAGCCCTCTTTTATGGAAACTTTGACGGCTATAATTATCCCCAAGTATACTGCACCGCTACAAAAGAAGCTCAGGCAAGAATTGTCCTAAAGGAATGTATCAAATTCATTGATGCAGACCCAGAGCTTGGTGGTTCAGATTATGAGTCGGGGCTATTTGACGTTAAAGACTATAAGAGCACTATCCTTTGTTCTCTGACCAAGGGTGAAATCAGGGCGCTTGGTCGAGATACGAAAACGATAGATGGATTCCGTCCATATTTTGCGAGCGTCGACGAATATCATTTACACAAAGACAATCAAATGTACAAGCTGCTTGCTGATGGAACCAAAAAATTAAAGCAATGCCTTATTTCCGTTATTACAACCGCAGGCTTTAATATCAACGGTCCGTGCTATGAGTTGTACAAATATTGCAAGTTAATTCTATCTGGCGCACATGCCGACGAAACTCAGTTCGTTTTCATCTGCGAGTTGGACAAAGACGACGATGTATGGGATGAAGCCAACTGGCCGAAAGCTAACCCGTTATGGACTCCTGAAACCTTGGATAGTTTAAGGTCGGAAGCGATAAAGGCTAAGGTTCAGCAGGGGGAAGAGCTGCGAAACTTCCTTACCAAGTCCTTAAATCGTTGGGTTCAGTTCTCCGATACACAGTATATGAACATGGAGCATTGGCAAGCCTGCGAATCTGACACAACTATCGAAGATATGGAAGGCAAGGAATGTTACTTAGGGCTTGATCTTTCTTCCGGGGGAGACTTGACAAGCGGAAGCCTAGAATTCCCTTTGGATGTGGATGGTCAACGCAAATACTACATCCATTCTCATAGCTGGATACCAGCGGCGCGGGTACATGAGCATGTGCAGTCTGACCATGCGCCATATGACATGTGGATCATGGAGGGGTTACTTACTCCTACAGAGACAATGGGCGGCGTGAAGACAGATTATAAGTATATCCTTGCTTATTACCGCGACCTAATCAAAAAACATAACTTCAAATTAAAAGGCATCGCTTATGACCCTCATAATGCGGATGCCTTTTTGTCTGACCTTGAAGAATTTGGCGTCGACCTGGTTGAGATAGTTCAAAGTGCCAAGAGCCTAAATGACGCAACGGTTGATTTTAGGCTGGAGGTTGAGGCGGGCAATGTCATTTATGATCGTCGCAATAAGTTGCTAACATGGTCTATGGCGAACGCTAAGACCACCAGTAACAGTTTTGGGGAAATAAAGATAGACAAGGACCCTAACGCCAAAACAAAACGTATCGACCCCGTGGACGCTGTCATAGACAGTCACAAACTAACTCTGTCCTTGGCGGTCAAGCCAAGAAAATCAGTCTACGAAGAGAGGGGACCACGTTCACTGTGAAAAAATTAAAAATCAAGGAAGATACAATCCGCGAGATGTTACTATCGGCGGGTTTTTTGACGTTTTGCACCGGAATATGGCTTATCTACCCTCCGGCATCGCTGATTATAGGGGGACTGCTGTTGATGTGGCTTGGATTTCCGTCAAAACGGCAGAAAGGAGGCTAATTTAATTGGGGATTTTGACTAATATAGCGGCTCAAAAGTCGGAATATTCGATGAATGATTTCACGAATGACATCCGAAAACGGCTGTATGGTGGTCGTACATCGTCTGGCAATCAGGTAAATGAGGACTCAGCAATGCGCTTTATCACGGTATTTAGCTGTGTTCGGGTCCTATCAGAAGCTGTAGGAGCCCTGCCTTTGTTCGTTTATAAGCAACAATCGGATGGAAGAAAGGAAAAGGCAACCGATCATCCAGTGTATGGGCTTCTTCATGACCTGCCAAACACGGAAATGACGTCTCAAAGTTGGCGTGAAGCTATGGTGGGACACCTTTCAACGTCCGGTAATTGCTATTCAGTGCTGACACACAATAGGCGTGGACAGGTATTTGACATTTACCCTCTGGATTGGACGACAGTCCACCCTTACCGTAATACAGAGAGCGGAAAAATAGAATATCGTATCAGTGATCGAGGAAAGCAAGAAATCCTGCCAGCGGAAAAAATGTTGCACATCCCCGGGTTCGGAGGTGACGGTATTGTTGGTTATTCCCCTATCCGAATGGCTGCTGAAGCAGTTGGTTTGGGGATGGCATCTGCACAATTCACTTCACACTTTTACAAAAACGGAATGAATGTAGGTGGTGTGCTTGAGCATCCAGGTGGCTTGAGTGATGTGGCATTTGATCGGTTGCAAGAATGGATCAATGAAAAAGGTGTTGGGCTGGGCAATTCGTGGAAACCTCTTATTTTGGAAGAAGGGATGAAGTACAGCCGGATACCAATGCCCTTTGTGGATGCCCAATTTATCGAAACTCGCAAACTTAACCGTGATGAGATATGTGGTTTGTTCAGGGTGCCACCCCATATGATTGCCAACTTGGAGCGCAGCACTAACAATAATATTGAGCATCAAGGAATTGAGTTTGTTATGCATACGCTCATGCCGTATTTAACAAGGATTGAAGCGGCAGCTAATTGGAAGTTGTTCACTCCGGCTGAGCGTGCAGCTGGTTACTACGTTAAATTTAACGTTGATGCGCTTCTGCGCGGTGACTACAAGAGTCGCCAGGAAGGACTTGCTATACAACGGCAAAACGGCATTATTAACGGGGATGACTGGAACATTATCGAAGATCGCAACCCGGCTCCAGATGGTAGCGGTAAAGAATACCTAGTGAATGGAAACATGATTCCTATTTCTAGGGCTGTAAACGGACAAACAACACAAGCTGCACCGGAAGGAGGTGATACGACAAAATGACAAAAATCAAATACTTTAGAGCAGAGGCCAAAAAGAACGCCAAAGAGCGTAAAAAGTTTTGGTCTTTTCGTGCTGCCGACCAAGGTGTAGGTGAGTTGATGCTTTACGGAATTATTGAGGCGCAGACATGGTGGGGGGATGAAGTTACACCTCAAACCTTTAAGGATGAATTGGACAGTTTGGGCGATATATCCAAACTCAACGTTTATATCAACAGCGATGGTGGCGACGTTTTTGCTGGTCAAGCTATCCATAGTATGTTGAAGCGTCACAAGGCCCATGTGAATGTTTACATCGACGGAATTGCTGCAAGTATCGCCTCTGTTATTGCGATGGCCGGAGATACGGTGTTTATGCCTCGAAATTCCATGATTATGATTCACAGTCCGTGGACAGTTGCGATGGGGAATGCAACAGATTTTCGAAAGTTGGCAGACGATTTGGATGCTGCACGTGAAAGCATGATAGCTGCATACCAGGATAAATCAGGAATGGAGCGCGAGGAGTTAATAACTTTGCTTGAAGCGGAGACATGGCTATCCGCAGAAAGGGCGATTGAATTAGGGTTTGCAGATCAGATTGAAAATTCCAAGCAAATAGCTGCGGCTGTTCGCAATGGGGCCTTGATGATTAATGGACAAACCATGAATTTGGATCGTTTCAAGAATGCTCCCATGATTGTGGAGACAGAGGCTGAGTATACCAGCGAAAAAGTTATTCCGCAGGAACCAGAACAGAAAAAAGAGTTACCCAATACTGATCCAGAAGACGTGAGCAATGCAACAACTTCGCCGATGGCATTATACGAACGAATAACCCTATACAACGAATCTAGGAGGAAATTATAAATGAAAAATAAAACTATCAAGCACCCTATGAACCTTCAGCTGTTTGCGGAAACTGGAACTCCTACTATGCAGGAGATGTTGCAAGACCGAGCTGATTTGATAACGCGCCAACGGGCTCTATTGGACTCGGCGAAAAAGGAAAAACGTGATTTTACTGAGGATGAAGATAAAGAATTCAACTCGTTCGAAGCCAAAATTGTGGCATTGGACAAGCAAATTGTCCGCGAAGAGGCCGTCGCTTCCCGTGAAAAACAGTTGGATGAAGCAACAAAACCATATCGTCCATCCGCTTCAGTTCTTGGTGGTAACCCTACTCAAGAAGAGAAGAAGGACGACGCTGGTTTTAAAGGACTTGGTGAGTTTATTCATGCCATGCGTTTTGGGGATGAAAAAGGCCGCCAGTTTGCTTTAGCATCCAATCCGGGACAAGGCGGTGGTCGCCAGGTTCCAGATGCTTTTGCTTCCCAATTGCTTGGGTTCCGGAATGAATGGACTATTGGGGGCGGTGCAGGGGCTGGACAATTCTTGCCAACGCAGTTTATGCCTGATAACATCCTACAATTGAACCCACAAGCGGCTATTGTACGCCCACGCGCCACAGTAATTCCTGCTGGAGACCCACCAGATTCCAAAATTACAATCCCTGCCTTAGATCAAGGCACAAACGGAGTGTATGCCGGGGTTGAAGTGGACTGGATCGAAGAGGGCGCCGAAAAACCAGAAACAGGAGGGAAAATGAGTGAAGTTTCCCTTGAGCCGCATGAAGTAGCGGCTACTACTGTTGTAACGGACAAGTTGCTTCGCAATTGGAAAGCCGCAGACACTTTTATCCGTAATTTGTTGTCTCGCGCAATGCTGGCTGCGGAAGATGTGGCATTCCTGACTGGTAATGGCACAGGTAAACCGCTCGGGGTGCTGAATGCAACGGGTGCATTAACAGTTAAACGTAAAGCAGCAAACCAAATAAGCTATATTGATGTGGTAAATATGCTTGCGAATCTTCTGCCGGAATCGGTTGGTAGCGCGGTATTCGTTGCTCACCAGTCTACATTACCACAGCTGATGACCATGCAAGATCCTGCTGGGCGATACATCTTTATTCAAGGCGACGCAACTAAAGGTATTCCGTCCACACTTGCTGGTATCCCAATTCGCTTTACAGGTCGCACGAGAGCGCTCGGCACAAAAGGCGACCTGCAATTGGTGGATTTCTACTACTACCTCATTAAAGACGGTAGCGGCCCTTTCATTGATGCGTCTGAACATGTCTTGTTCCGCAGTAACAAAACGGTAATCAAGGCATTTTGGAATGTGGATGGCAAGCCGTGGGTAATTTCCCCGCTCACGTTGGAGGATGGAGTAACAAAAGTTAGTCCTTATGTGCTGTTAGACGTACCAACAGCCTAAAAAAACAATAGACCCGGATCACGCCGGGTCTTCTAAGGAGGAAACCCAATGCCTAAGGGAGATAAACTACAATATCTAGTAACATCCACTTTTACGGATAAGGAAACGGGTGATGTCGTGTTGCCCGGCTCCTACTTTGCAGCCACGGAACAACGTGCACGCCGTTTGCAAGCGGCCGGAGTAATTGCAGACGACGATACAGGGGCACCACTTGGAACTGACCCAACGAATCCTGCGCCTGATGCGGATAAAAAGCAAACTAAACCTAAAACAACTAAGACGGATACCCCAGATGTACCTGTCACATCCGATGCACCTAATGTACCTGATGTACCGGACGCTGGTGGTGATACGAATGCTGACAACCCTACAGAGGGCTAAAAGTTATCTGTCCATTCCCTTGGATGATACGTCACAAGATTTTACACTTCTCACCGCTTTAGGAGCAGCTTCGGAATGGATTGAACGGGAATGTAATCGAAGCTTCGAATACAAGACATATCGGCAGACGCTAGACGGTCCTGGAACTAAGTTCCTTCGACTCAGAAACTTCCCTATCCACTCCGTTTCTCTGCTACATGTTGATGGTGTGGATAAGTTGGGAGAATCATTCACTATTGAGTCCGAAAACGGGATGCTGTTTCGGCGGTCTGGTTGGCCGTTTGGGGCGCGTTTAATCGAGGTGGAATATCTGGCTGGTTACATTCTCCCGAGCGATGCAGAGGACGCGCCTGCGCCTACATTACCGTGTAAATATGAATGGGCTTGCGTATTGCTTGCCCAAACGTTAATGCGTGAACAGGGCGTAACCAGTGAAAGGGTAGGCGACATATCCGTAACATACAAAGATGAGGGCCGAAGCCTGCCGGGTGCAGTCAAGGCCCTTATTCAGTTGTGAGGTGATTGTATGGCTGGCGCAAGACGGACACGCACTCGCCGTGCTAACGTGGAACTGGATGAAACGAGTTTCCTTCCGGCAATCATGGCCAACTTAAACAAGCTTGCCAAAAAAGAGGTTCATATAGGTATGCAAGGTGATGCGGATCTGGCGATGATTGCGGGTGTTCATGAATATGGATCTGCCAAAATGAAAATACCAGCTCGTTCATTTATCGGGACAGGAAAGAAAAAATCGGCTGCTGGTATTTCCAAATGGGTGCGAACAAACATAACCCCTGTTGCCATGGGGAACATGGATGTTATGGCCTTCTTGGAGGAAATCGGAGTAATAGGGGAAACGAAGACGCTTGCTAATTTTAATCGGATCAAGCAGCCGCCGCTTTCCCCGTTGTATGCACGTCGAAAAAAAGGGAAAAAAATCCTCATTGCAGATGCGGACTTACGGGACAGCATTACTCATATGATAGTGGACAAGTAGGAGGTTGGTTATGCGTAAGTTTGCTTTCGGGGGGATCATGCGTAAATATAACGTGCCTTACGTATTTGTACGGTCTGCTTCGGGCTATTGGGATGAGGACGGCGTTTGGGTTCCTGCAAAGGAAGAACGTGTTTCGTTACAGGGGCATTTTCAGCCTGTCTCCGCCAAGCTTCAGCAAGAGGAAGGCGGTAACTATACCGAGGAAGATAGGACGCTGTACACGGCTTCTATGCACTCTACGGGCGACCGGATAGAGTACCAGGGCAAACATTACACAGTGGATACCGCTGAGGTCCGAAAGTACAGCGATATTAATAAATATATGTTGAAAAAGGTGATCAGAAATGATTCCGTTCAAGGCGATCCGGTCAGCGATAGTCCGTAATCTATCGACCCATTTAGGTATCAAGGTGGTGGAGCTGAACGGCGGGGGTGACATGCCGAAAGGTGCGTTCCTGACCTACTCATTCACAGAAGGCCCGGCAGAGGGGCGGGGCTTCCCGGTAGTAACACAGGAAAACGGAAAATTAGTGCAGCGGGAGACGGTGGAATTTACCGTCTCTTTTTTGTCCTATGCTTCGGATAGCGCGGACAGCATTACAAACGCGCTTAGAACGCAGGACTGGCTTAAAACCATTGGCCGGGATGTTCTCAAGGATTTGGACGTGGTTGTTTTCAATATCGGCAGCGTGGACAACCGGGACATTCTCATTGCAGACGAGTGGGAACGACGCTACGGGTTTGATGTAGATTTTAGCACCACCGCCGTTGCCGATCAGGATTTGCAATGGATTGAAAAAGCTAATATTCAAAGGGGGTAATTATTTTGGCAGTAAATGGAGATGTTGATGTAACCATTGATATACAACGTCCTACGCCGAAAACAGGTTTGGGCAGGCCGCTTGTTATCGGGGCTGCTGCTGCGGCAACAGACTTTAAAATTTATTACGATTTGAACGCTATTTTGGAGGATTTTGCAAATACGACACCAATTTATAAAGCTGCTTACGCTCTTTTTAACCAGGAAGATAATTCTCCTGAGTCAATTGCAGTAATGCAGTACAAAACGGGTGATCCTATTGCTGATTTTCTACCAAAGATTTTCACGAAGGATTGGTATTATCTCCTTTCTACCAACCGTACATTGGCAGATGTTACGGCAATTGCTGATGCAGTGGATTTGGACAATTCACGGATATTTTTTACTGCTTCCAGTAGTAAAACAGACTTAGCAGCCATTAAAGCAAAAAAGTATTCTCGGACAGCAGTTATGTATCATGAGGATATAACAAATTTCCCTGATGCTGCTTGGGTCGGTGCAGTTGGTTCAAAAGAAGCGGGAAGCGCAACATGGAAATTCAAAGGGCTTAAAGGAATTGCAGCTATGGATATCACACGGACGGAACGCGAAGCTATACACGCTCTTGGGGCAAATACCTATGTAACCAAGGCAGGCGACGATCAAACGTCTGAGGGTAAAACAGTCAGCGGGGAGTACATCGACATTGTACAGTCCAAAGATTGGCTCACCCTGAATATTGAGCTGGGTGTCCAAAAATTGTTTTATCGAACTGATAAAGTCTCTTACGATAACGGCGGTATCTCTCAAATAGAGGCAGTGGTAAAAACCAACCTTATGAGGGCAGATAAACAGGGGATGATCGCGCATGACGATGATAATCTTCCGCTTTATGGAACTACATTTCAGACTCGGTCGCAGACCGATCCGGCAGACCGTGAACAACGGGTGTATAACGGCGGTAAGTTTCATTTTGAACTGGCCGGAGCGATTCACCAAACCAAAATAACTGGCTTGATCAAGCTGTAAAGGAGTTGATTTAATTGGCTACTACAACCACATATGATCCTATGGACCTCTCCGTATCAATTGGAGGGGTTTTTCTTACGGGGTTTAGCGAGGACTTGGTAGAGTGGGAAAAAGACGAAGATTCTAATACTTTCAAAGTCGGGGCGCAGGGTGATGTACTCGTAACCAAGGTGAATAACCCGCTCGCCACACTCAAAATCACATTGCTTGCAACAAGTCCGCAAGTGGCATACATGGACAAACTGGCCGTTACTGGTCAGGTCGTGGATGTCAGTGTAATTTACAACGGCACACCAAAAGAGACTATCACCAGTACGGCTGGGGTGGTCAAAAAGCCTGCTGCCCGTAAATATGGCAATGAGGCAGACGATAGAGAGTATGAAATCCAATTGACTAACCATGAAATTCTGTAATCAAACAACATAAATTTAAGGAGACGATAAATCATGGCGAATTTCAAACAAAAACAATACACTTCCAATATTGAAGGAAAGGAATATCTGTTCCAGCATCCAGGTGTCCGTGCAGTTTCTAAAATTAATGATGCGTCCAAAAATAAATTTGGCGTTTTGCAGGAAGAACGACTATCGGAAGAAATGCTCAAGCATGTAATTGTAAGTCCAAAGCTTAAAATTGACGACTTCGAGGAATATGACGAATATAGCGAAGTAATTAATGCAGCTTATGCATTTATCACAGGCCAAGACAAGGGTGAAAAAAATGACGATAAGCAAGCAGGAAGCGAATCGGAGGGCTAATGAACGTTGGAATCAATGGCGGCTTTTGTTATCGGATATGGGTGTCACCTACGGGGATCTTTTCTTGATGGATGACGATGATCTAGCAGAAGCAAACGCCGCTTTAGATATCCATATAAAACAGCAGGAACGTGCTGCAAATAAACCTAAGTGAGCGCCTATAAAGGGCGCTCTTTTTGTTGTGAGGTGATTGTATGGCCGGAGGCGTAATAGGTAACTTAATGTTTGCCGTAGGGTTTAAGGTCGCTGAGGGTCCTTTGCGCCGGGCTGAGGACCAACTTAACAGTTTACGTGGTGGCGTATTCGCTTTTGGTGCTGCGGCTGCTGCTGCAATGGGTGCTTTTGCTGTTGCATCTATAAAAGCGGCCAGCGACTTTGAAAAGAGTATGTCCCAAGTTCAAATGGCGACAGGTCAGACGGATCAGCAGATGCAGGCGACAAAGGATATAGCCCAAAACCTATACAGCCAAAACTTTGGCGAAAATTGGCAGGACCTTGGACAACAAATATCTACTACGGCACAAATAACCGGACAGACTGGAGCCGCACTGGAAAACACCACCAAGAACGCTATGTTGCTTGGAAAAGCCTTTGGTTTTGAAGTAGGTGAGTCAGTTAAAACCACTGATACCATGATGCGGCAATTTGGTATTACTTCCGATCAGGCTATGACACTGTTGGCGCAAGGAGCGCAAAAAGGGTTGGACAAGTCGGGGGAGTTACTAGATACGGCGAATGAGTATTCTAACCAATTCAAAAGCTTAGGATTCAGTGCGACAGAAATGTTTGATACTTTGGCTGCTGGTAGTCAGAACGGGGCATTCAACCTTGATAAGGTTGGGGATGCCGTAAAGGAATTTAACATCCGTTCTAAAGACGGTAGCAAGACGAGTATACAGGCCTTTGAAATGTTGGGACTAAATGCAGATAAGATGATGCATACATTTGCTGCCGGCGGTCCAGAAGCTAAAAATAGTTTTCAGCAGATAATGCGGATGATTGGCGACATAGAGGACCCTGTACAGCGTAATACTGTCGGAGTTGCTTTGATGGGGAGCCAATTCGAGGACCTTGAAGCAAAGACGATTACCGCAATGGGTACGACTAAATCACAATTCAATTCTGCTGCTGACACTATGGAGGAATTAAACAAGGTTCGATTTAAAGACCCAGCCGAAGCGTTTGGGATGTTTGGCAGGCAGATTGAAACCGGAATATTAATACCTGTTGGGCAAAAGCTGTTGCCTTACTTAAATAAGTTTGGACAATGGCTAACGGACAACACGCCACAAATAAAGGCTTTCGGGGCAGCGATAGGCGATAAGGTAGCGGCCGGGATAAATTGGATTACAGTCAAGGCACAAGAGTTATGGCCTACTCTACAAAATGTTGGTAATACAATCAAAAATGTAGGATCAGCAATGGTCGGATGGAGTGGGTTTAAACCTACGCTTATAGGTATTGTCGCGGCGCTAGTCACATATCGGACAGTAGTCACTACGATTACTATTGCTATGAAGGCATGGGCTACGTGGCAGAAGATACAAACGGCAGCGATTGTTGCTTATAATGCATCTGTAACAGCGATAACTTCCTTGACCAGGGTGTGGACGGCTGTTCAGACTGCATTTAACGTGGTTATGAGTCTTAACCCGGTTATGCTGATTGTTATCGCATTGGTGGCATTAGGAGTGGCGTTGGTAGTAGCTTATAAAAAGTCTGAAACATTCCGCAATTTTGTAAATGGAGTGTGGGCGGCTATCAAAGTCGGGTTTTCGGCCGTAATGAATTTTATTACGGTTACCATTCCTCAGACATGGGACAAGATCAAGAATGCTACGGTTTCCAAGTTAACAGCGGTATGGAACTGGATTACTAACTTGTTCAATTCTGTTGTGAATTTCATCGTACAGTGGGGGCCAAAACTGCTAATGGTTGTTGCTGGTCCATTGGTACTGGTAACTGGGTTGGTGATAACTTACTGGAGCCAGATAAAGGCGTTTACTGTGGCTGTTTTTATGGCTGTGTGGGCGTGGCTTGTATCTGTCTGGGCTGGAATAACCGGAAGTATTAGCGGGGCTGTATCGTCAATTTGGAGCCGGATAACAGGGGCATGGAACAACGTAAAGACCACCACGTCCAATGTATTCAATGGTGTGAAGTCTTTCCTGTCAAGCGTATGGAATAATATTCTTTCTACCATTTCAGCAACTGTTACAAATATCTGGAACAAAATCACGAGTATCTGGAATCAGATAACAGGATATTTAAAGGGGATCAACCTCTTTGATATCGGCAGAAACATAATCGAAGGTATGATAAACGGTATTAGCTCAATGGCTGACTCTGTGGTTCAAAAGGTTAAAGATATTGGTTCCAGTATTACGCAAAAAATCAAAGATATCTTAGGTATTCACTCACCTTCTCGCGTAATGATGGAAGTCGGTTTCTTCACGGGTGAAGGTCTTGCCCAAGGTATTGAAGGGACACAGGATCGCGTGGCGGCTGCTGCAACCGGCGTGACGGACGAGATTGTACCATCCACAAATAGCCCGATAACTGCACCAGCCCGCAAATTAGCCCCGGCTCGTGTTGGTGGAGGAGGCAGCGCAGGCGGGGCGATGAACATTAGTGTAAATATCGACCTTCGGGCAGATGCTTCAAGCGCTACGGTTGCTGGGGATGTAGCTGCCGAGGTACGCCGCCAAGTTCAAAAGATCTTAGAAGAAACATTCCGGCGTGAGGGATTTGTTTCACCGGAGGTGAACATATAATGGCAATGATCGACAGCCACTATGTATGGATAGAAAAGGAAAGCCCCACGTTCGATGTAGACATAACAAGCCAGCCCGTGGAAAAAGGAATAGATATGGTTGACCATGTGCAGCGCAAAGCCCGGACAATGCCCCTTAGTGGGGTTATATCCGGGCCGGATGCGGCGCGTGTGCTTACGTATCTTAAAAAAGCAAGTGACACCGGACAGATTGTAAAATATGTTGGTCGGACAGCTTTCACCGGGATTATATCCGGCCTAGCGACTGACCACGATTATACAAACGCAGACGGTTACGCCGTTTCATTTACTCTTACTGAGGTTATTGTCGCTCAATCTTCATACGTGGGCAAACTGCCACTTCCTGTTAAATCTCAGGCCGCTAAGATCGTTAATAGTGGCGTGAAGCAGAAGAAGGACAAGAAGAAATCAGGCAAAAAGGACAAGACCAAGAAAGGTAAAAAGAGTAAGGGCGAGGGAAAAAAGGAGAAGGAAAAAGTCCAAAAGGTTAAATTCAAGAAGGGTAGCCCGTGGGCTTAGGAGTGAATACGGATGGACTATGAATATATAGAAATTGAAAAGGAAAACATTCCTTATCGTTTCGATATTGAACTGGCTGAACAAATGTACACCTTCGAGGTTCACTATAATGCTGAAAACGACTATTTCACCATTGATTTAGAATTGGATGGGGAAGTGCTAGTTTACGGGGAAAAGATCGTATACGGCATACCGCTGTTCTACGATGTCCAGGATGATAGGTTCCCCAAGGTTCCTGTCGTGCCTTACGACGAATCCGAAAACAGTACAGCCGTAACATGGGACACGCTCGGTGTGAGCGTGTTTCTTTATGTTATAGAGGAAGAGGATGAGGACGATGCGTAATTTTGGACGTGTGATAGAGGTCTTGACCGCTGGTATGAAGTTTTCCAGCGATAAGTACAACATCGAGGGCAAGGTTCCGTTTGACAATGATACTCTTCCCAACGAATCAGAAATTAAAATTTGGAATCTAGCGGAGACAACTATAAACAATATCAAACGCGGCAAGGCGCTAATGCTGAATGCTGGGTATAAGGGTGATGTGGGTCTGCTGCTCCACGGCTACATATCCAACGTAGATACCGTTTGGGAGGGCGTGGACAAAATCACAACTATCCACGTTCTGGATAGCGAAGACCTGGACAAACGTGAGGTTAAAGAAATTGCTTTTGCGGAAAATACACTCGCAAGCAAGATTATTAAACAGATGGCAAGCTATATCGGCTTACCCATTGCTCAATTCAGCCTCAATCAAGATTATAGGTACCAGGATGGGTATACAGCCAAAGGCAAGGTAACGGACATTATAGCCAAGGTCGCCAAAGACTGCGGGACCAGCGTTTATATAAATAAAAATAAATTGTATGTGCGGAATTTGCGGAGTGGTGGCGACAATGTTTTTGCTGTTAATACCAAAACCGGGTTAATTGGAACGCCTGGGCGATTTGAGAAGGATGGGGCCAAGGGCTTTAACATAAAGATGCAACTTCAGCACCGAGTAACCACCGCAAGTGTACTTAACCTGTCCTATTCCCGTTTTACTGGGAAAGCCCATGTCCGCAGTGGTTCCCATACGTTTACCCGAACGGGAGACTTTACAACGGAAGTGGAGGCGATTTTATGAGTAAGGTCGATCCTGCCGCCGCTATGTCTGCCTTGTTGGATGGATTTTTGTCGAAGCTGTATACAGATTTTAATGTGGCCTTCCCGTGCAAGGTCGTAAAATTCGATCCTGTGAAAATGGTCGCCAGCGTGCAGCCACTTATCCGCACGGGCAACGATCAGCCAGCCATGATTCAAGCGGCTCCAGGGCTGGGCTTTCGCCTAAAGCCGAAGGATGGAGGTAGTGAACAAGAATACCTACCCGTTTATAAGCAGGGTGACGTGGTTTATGTGGTCGTTGCAGACAGGGAAATACGGAACGGGCTTGCTGGTGCGGTGGCTGCGCCTGATACGGCAAGGCAACATGATAGTAATGACGCGGTTATAGTCGGGATCTTCCCGGCTTCTTTTAGTTAGGGGGTGACGGTTTGCAGTCTTTCAGACTTACTACAGATGGTGACCTTGAATTTGATTCAAGTGGGAACCTGGTCATGATCGAAGGTGACGAAGAACTAGCACAGTGTTGTCGAATTGCTATTGGGACCAACGCGGGGGAATGGTTTCTGAATCCTGATATCGGTCTTGCTTTTCGTTTGTTTCTCGGGAAGCTCGCCAGCGAGGAAGAAATGCGGAATGAGCTTACCCGCGCGTTACTCCAAGAGGAACGAATAGAGAGCGTGGACGATGTTACATTTTCCGTTGACCGTGCGGCCCGGCTGCTAACAGTTACGTTCAAGGCAACCGGAACCAATGGCGAGATAATCCAGCAGGAAGGGGTGAGTATTAATGCTGGATGAAAAAGGGTTCAAGCGCAAGAGATTCGACGATTTGATAGACGAGATGGAAGACAAGGCCAAAGAGGTGTATGGGGACAAAATCAATACATCCGCCCTCTCTCCGCTGGGTATTATCTTGCGGATTTTTGCGTGGTTTCTTGCCACGGTTTGGGGGCTTGCTGAAAAGGTATATTATAGTGCCTACGTAAACACCGCAGAGGGAAGCAGTTTAGACCGTCTCGGTCCTCATGTCGGTGTATCACGTGCTCTTTCGCAATATGCAACAGGCAACGTAATCCTTACAGGCACCCCCGGTTACACAGTGTCGGCGGGTTTTTTAGTGTCAACAGATACAGATATACAGTATGAAACCACATCCGATGCCACTTTCCCAGCTTCCGGTAGTATGACGGTTCCCGTAGAAGCGATGGAGGCAGGGCTGTCTGGTAATGTGCCGGAAGGCACGGTTACAATCATCGTTAATCCAGTACCAGAAGTGACAGCAGTAAATAATACAACAGCGATCCTTGGCGGCAGGGACAAAGAAACAGACCCGGAATTTAGGGACAAATTCAGCTTATCCGTAGCTGGTGGGGGAAGTGCAACAGGCGATGCGATACGCGGGGCGGTGTTGCGTGTAACTGGAGTACGTGCAGCGGCTGTGATTATAAATAATAAAATCATTTCTGATGCTGCTGGCCGTCCAGCGAAATCATACCAGGTATACGCTCTTGGTGGATCAGATGCCGACATAGCCAACGCGATTTTATCCGTTGGAGCTGCTGGTATCGAATCTCACGGCGACATATTTATGCAGGTCAAAGACTTGAGTGGTAACCTTCAGCCGATTAAATTTAGCCGGGCTGAGGTTGTGCCAGTACACATCAAAATTCAGGTTTATAAAAGTACGGCCTACCCTTCAGACGGGGACGATCAAGTTAAATCCAAGTTGGTCCGGTTCATCGGCGGCGCGGATTTGGACGGTACGGTGTACGCTGGCTTGTCCATGGGTGAGGACGTTGTAATGATGCGCCTTGCATCTGCGGCTTATGCTATTGCAGGCGTGGAAGATGTCATTATAGAACTTTCCACAAATGGGGTGAGCTACGGACCGCATAATTTGGATGTGGACGTGCAACAAGTGGCTCAAACGTCTGCGGCGTGGATCGAGGTGACACATCATGACTTCTCCGGTTGACCTTATTAAAAAGCTGACGGATGTGTTTACCAAAAATCCTAACAGCAATATAGGAAAGCTTTTTACAATTGTAGCTGGCCCGATAAACGACTTAGAAACTACGTTCAAAACAATCGAAGAATGGCGAGATATCGACACTGCAAAGGGAACTACATTGGATCTTATCGGCGGAAATGTGGGACAACTTCGCGGAGCTGCTTCTGATGAAATTTACCGAATTATGATAAAGAGCAAGATAGCCCGTAACCTGTCCAAAGGGGATGTAAACACGATTATACGGGTTATTGCTCTTGCAGTTGGCGCAGATTACAGCGAAATTAAGATTCAACAGAAATTTAGTGATCCGTTAGACCCGGAACCAGCGGCATTATCTCTCATGCGTCTGCCTTTAGAGAAGCTTAATGAATCCGGCATAGAGTTGTCGCAATTCGTACAGATAATCCAAAAAACGGTTGCTGCTGGCGTAAGCGTCCAGAGTATTGAATTGGCAGGGTCATTTGAGTTTGGTGGTTTACCGGAGGAAGTAGACCCGGAACGCGGCTGGGGTAGCGTGGACGACCCAAATATAGGCGGAAAAATGGGTGCAGTGTTTGAACCGGGAACGTCAACAGACTTGCCTATATAGAAAGGAGATAATCATGTCATTTTCCAGTAAATTGCCTGAATGGTTTGCCACTGGTCTTGAGCCGAACGCTTCACAGAAATTAACCGGATATCAAGTAGGTATTAAGCCTCCGGCACAGTGGTTTAATTGGCATTTGAACACATCATATCTTGCTCTTAAAGAGCTACAAGAAAACGCAGTCCATAAAGAAGAAATAGAATCGCGCTTTAACACAATAAATACCAAAACGGTTACGCTGAATGCAGGTGTACAGATACTTAACGCTGTGAAGGCAGCTCCGTTTTCATTGTCCGGCGTAACCGGGCGGATGTTGGTGAACTTGCTGGGCCGTATGGGAAACTGTGAAAGCGTGGGGCTGTGGTCCTCTAACACGACTATAGCAGTTGATACAGCCAATAAAACCAGCGGGACCAGCTCATTTAAAATTACTCTTGGTTCTGTACCTGCTACAGCTTCAGCAAGCTTTTTAACCATGCCAGGACGAAAATATATTGTTGTTGCCGATGTGAAAAACGGTAATACCAGCAAAGTAGCCATATCCATAAACGGTATTGCTGGTGCAGTTGGAAATGAGGTTACATCGTCCTCTGTTTTTGCACCGTCTGTTTTGAGATTTGCGGCAACGGATTATTTTCACATCCTAACTATTACAGGCACAGGCAACAGCGGAAGCACGTTTAATATGGATTCTGTCCGCGTCTACGAGATAAGTGACGCAGACTATGCAGCAGCGGCAACACTTACGCCCGCTCAGGTAGCTGCTAAATGGCCTTACGTAGACAGCGTAATGCCTGTACGGAATCCATATGCTATTCGGTACGGTGAGAATCTTTTGCCGAGTTTTTACGAGTGGTCGGCAAAACAAGGAACACCAACCATAGCGAATGAAAAAAGTGTTTCGGTAACGGTTGATAACAAAATAGTACACACCGTATCGCCGTTAGTGCCTGGACAAAAGTACACTGTATCAGTTCAATCCGGCGGGGCGACTGGTAGAATTACAGTAACGGATGAACCAGAATCTGCTATTGTTGTTGAAGCGTCAGGCTCAGGGTTGTTGAGTGCCACATTCACGGCAACGAGCCGAGCTGCTAATATCCGTTTACTAGGCACGTCATCGACAGCCGTTACAATGTCAAACCCCATGCTTAACATCGGCAGCACAGCCAAGCCTTTTAAGCCGCGCGAAGACTCAATGTTAGCGTTGCAAGCAGACCTGTACGCCGATCCGGTTACAGGGGCTAATGCAGATACAGTTTTTGAGCGTGACGGACAATACTTTAAGTCCAAGAAGTGGCATGGGGTTACGTTAGACGGGAGTTTAGCATGGGTACAAGGCGAGGGCGGCGCTACTAACGGGAATAGACAGGTTAAAGTGTCGGGTCTATCGGCTGGAGCGGTTGCGGGTAGCGGCATTGGTACAAAGTTCGATGGTAAGATATTGCCGCAAGGAAGTACAGGCAACACACCTGATTCAAACGCTGTCACAGCAGCTGGAGAAATTTACCTGGGTATACCGATTGCAGACAGTGGATGGGCAGACAGCTACGGACCATCGCAAGACGACATCAAAGCCTACTTCTACGGCTACAAAGTCTATGATGCTAATACCATAACGCCAGCGCAAGCGCAGGCAGCGACAACAGCTACGTGGAATGGTACAGGCACTAAATATTGGGTTCAGCGTGTGGGCGCGCCTAACTTCACGCAATCCGTACCGACACAAGCATATGCAGGATACACACCGTACCAACTCGTATACCAGCTTGCAACGCCTACTGTGGAGCCTATCGTATCCGAGGGACAACTAAGTTTTGTTGAGGGTGATAATCAGGTTGAAGTAGGTACGGGGATCGTATTGCGAGAACCAGCTAGGCCAAAACTGCATACTAATGGATTTTATTATATCAATAATTCCAACGTTGCTGGGACTAACCTTGTGTATTCTGTCAGCAAGGTTTTGGGAGTATACAACGGGTTAAGGCTTGATACGCCAAGATGGGCGCTTTATGTAGGGAGTGGCAGCACTAACGGCGTGACAGCCGAGGCATCCGCCGCTAACTATGACCAAGCAGCAGCCTACAGTGTTACGTACCTTATGCTTGATCGTTCGCCAGTCGTACCATTTACAGGTAACTATGCAGCTAATGAAAAAACGCTGCTTGCAGACTTGGTGGACAGTGTACAGCAGAACACGGCGAGGCTTTCGGTGGTGGAGAACAAGAAGGCTGACAAAGATAATCCTGCATGGATTACGCCTATTTTGCTTAATGCTTGGATTAACTATGGTGTGAACGATGAAACGGCGGGGTTTTTAAAGGATTCCCAGGGTTATGTTCACATTAAGGGTACAATAAAACTTGGAGCGCTCAATGTTCCTGTATTCACCTTGCCTGTAGGGTATAGACCTAAAGCAACATTGAGGTTTACGATTAACGCAACGAATAAATTTGGGGCAATGAGAATCGGGGCAGATGGTGCAGTGATTATGGAAACAGGCGTGGATGGGACGTATGCGTCTTTACAGATACCGCCGTTTTTAGCAGAACAATAAGGGAGGGAACACCATGAAAGTAGTTCCTAAAGTAAATATAGACGGCCTCTACATAGAGGTGGTAGAAGTGGACGATGCCTTTTCCGGTGTCGTCCCTTTTTATGCTCAGCCAGATAACACTGATCAGGACGAGGGTGCCGAACCAAAAAAGCCGGAGCTTGTAGGCTATACGGTGGGTGTACCGATTACAACGCCGGGTCTGTACAAGCCGAAGTTTGATCTTGCTGCATGGAAGACTTACGAGAGTGCCGTATACGAGGCACAGGAAGCGTATATATCAGCATTGGATGACTGGCAGGCTAAGGGAAGGGCAGAAGGGGAACAGCCTGTATATGTTGCTCCTAAGCAGCCAAACAAGCTATGGATTGAGGGGCTTACACCGGAGCAAATAGCAGAGCTAACAAAGCCAGCTACGCCGGAACAAAGTGAAACTGATTTGCTCCGTCAACGCCTGTCCGATCTGGAATTAGTGCTTACGGAAATCATGCTAGGTAAATGAGGGGAGGTGAATGAATATGGCAGCTATGTCTATGCCGCGTGTTCGTATTTGCGCCAATGCTTGTATTACCCGGTATGAGCGTGGAGAACGAGGAATTGAAAATGTCGTTGATAGTTATCAAATGGACGATGAAAATCGTAACTTAGTGTTGGCTGAGATTTATTCCAAGCGTCCAGACCTTGCAGCCGATCCAGTACCTGAGCAACCGAAAGAACAAGTGTAACCAGCGCACCCAAAGGGTTGCGCTATTTTTGTGCCCTCGGAGTGGTCGAGGGCTTTTCTCTGCACCGGAATAATTAAGAGAATATTTAACGGAATAATTTACACGGATTTTGACAAAGGTCAGGAAACTTTTCCTGAACAGAGAGACGGGGGAGAACGATGGACGACAGATTAACACAAATCATAAAAGGGGCGGCGGCGGGGTTTGGGGCGGTTGCTGGCTACCTATTTGGAGAGTGGAGCGTCATGACACATTTGCTTTTTATTTTCGTAATTGCTGACTGGTTGAGTGGATGGGCGGCAGCATGGATTAACGGGGAATTGAAAAGTAGAAAGGGTTATTACGGAATTGCCCGAAAGGTGGCCATCTTTCTCATTGTTGTAGTGGCCCATTTTATTGATGTAGCGTTAGGCAACCTCAACTATTTTCAAAACGCCGTTATCTTTTTTTACCTAGCCAACGAACTACTATCCATTATTGAAAATGTAGGGCGCATGGGTGTGCCGATGCCGGATGTACTCAGGAATGCGGTCAAGATTTTTGAGTCACGTTCACAAGTGCCACCTAATCCAAATATGCCAGAGCCAAATCCGGAAGACAAAGACCAGCAGAAACCTGCTGTATAAGGGGAGAACAAGATGCAAGCGAGGAAAAATGGTAATGCAAAGGGGATCGACGTATCCCGTTATCAAGGAAAGATTGATTGGAAGGCGGTCAAGGCTGACGGTATTTCATTTGCCTTCATCAAGGCCAGCCAGGGGCAGCGTTATGTTGATCCTACATTCACCACGAATGCAAAAGGAGCCAGAGCGGCCGGGGTATTGTTGGGAGCATACCACTTTGTAGACGCAATCAGCGTTGAGGCAGCCAAAGCGGAAGCGCGGCATTTTGCAGAGGTATTGGAACAGGTAGGGGGTGGGAAATCACTGGACTTACCTCCTGTGATGGACTATGAAAACAATCCCGGGAACTTGTCTAAAACACTTATTAGTGCTGTAGCTTTGGCCTTCCTGCTTGAGCTGGAGAGACTTACAGGACGCAAGCCCATTATCTATACAGGCAATGCATTCGCAGCTAATTTTAACGCCTCATTGGGCGGTTACCCACTATGGATAGCCCGGTATAGTGATACTCGCGTCCCAAGCGATACAGTGACGTGGAAACGTTGGGATATTTGGCAATACAGCGACAGCGGCAAGGTAGCAGGGATAAAAGGGAACGTGGATATGAATGAGTATGATGGTACAGCGGACGAACTGCGCGAACGGTTCACAAAAGGGTCTGAGCAGCCGGAGACAGTCGCGTTCGGTTCATTAGTCGTAAATGGCAAACAGACAGGGAAGATGCTGCTCTTTGATGGCAGGACATATGTACCGCTGAGGGTGCTTGCTAATGCTATGGGGGTGTCATATCACTGGGATAATGCCCACAAGGAAGCTTATCTAAACGGAGCCAAGCTGCAAATGGTCCAACTTGTACAGGGTACCGCATACGTACAACTCAAACCTATTGCAGAGGCTTACGGCGCAGTAGTGTCCTGGGATTCAAAGAACAAAATCGCATCGTTGAAAACGAAAGGGGATAAATAATCATGCAAACAATTATCGAAACTGTACAGCCTTATGTAAATACCATTGTCACAGCCGCTGTGGGTGTGCTTACAGCATTTGTTTTAGGAGGTCTGAACAAACTCAAGACTAAGGTTAACGTGTGGTTAGAGGCGCGTACAACGGCAGCACAACGTGAGGTAATCCATAAAGTAGCAGGGGAGGCATTCGCACTAGCTCAGACTACGTTTAAAGATGCTGGCGGGGTTCGAAAGATGCAAGAGGCTTTACAATATGCATCCTTGCGACTGACAGAACAAGGGATTGTGGTATCGCCTACGGAGTTGCAAGCAGCGATTGAGAAGGCATATCTGGAGTATAAGACCAAAACAAAAGCAGTACTCGCTACTGAAGCACAGCCAAATGAGGAGGAGGCACAGGTAGCAGCTAAGGAGGCTGTATCGGGTCTGGCTGCAAAGCTTAATGATTTCTTGGTTCAGGCTACGGCAGAGGTAACGCCAGGTGTTCTAGTTCACCCTGAACCAGAGCCTGTTCCGGCACCAGAGTCAGTACATGCGCCTGCTGCTGAATAAGACTAATACGGCAACAGTAAGCAAATAGGAGCAAGAAGAACGCCCTAATTAGTAGAAGGGCGTTCTTCTATAAAGTAAGTTATTTTTACTATATGTCTACGATTTAATAATATTTCAGTATTATTAAGGTCATCCATACTTACTATATAGTCACCTTTTTTCGTAATGGTAATTAATCTGACTTTTAATAATTCCTCATTTATCATCTCAATGTTTAAGTATACATTTTCAAAAAATGACCTAATTTTTTCTTCTAGTATTTTGTTTAACATAAAAATAAACAAGTATGAAAGAGCATATCCTATGTAAATTACCATAAGAATAAACAAAAGTGAATGAGAAAAAATAGATTTTGGGTTTTGATAAAATTCCAGCGAAAGATTAATTAAATAAAAATACATCATTATCAACCATAAAACTATAACAATTAAGTTGGATCGTCTGTTGAATACTACTTTATCCTCCTCGTTATTTCTATCCTCTTTTTTATTCTTATTTTTATAAAAAATTATCATAGCGACATGAATAAGAAATACCAATGTTGTTGCTAAATAAGAATTTACGTATTTTGATAACATAAACGATGCTGTAATTATCAATAGCAAAAAAAAGGGAATTAATGTCCAACTACTTAGTTTTCGTTTTAGTTTATATTTATTCTCCATTTTCTCAATCATACTTATGTTTGTATCTAAAAAATTTACGGCCTTAATTATCGTTCCTAAATTTGAAAAAATCATTATCCGAGCCCCTCACATGGATTAAAAATGAATTAAATTAAGATGTATTTTACAAGCAATTCGACAGAAACACTGATTTTTCCTTCTAACTTTACAGAACCAACCAAACGAATTATACTGATAACAACACATACGGAAGCACCGTTGTGCAATCCAAACCCATAGGGGCACTTTACTGACTCAAGTTGGTGAGGTGTCTTTTATTTATGAAGCCTTAAATTTATTTTCCAGAAAATTCTTGACAAATTCATATGTGGTAAATTATAGTAAGCCTATATCTGAGAAAAGGGGACTTATTATGAAGAAAATGTTTATTTCATTATTTTTAGGAGTGCTTATAACAACTGGTTTAGCTGTATCAAGCTTCTCTTCTTTTGCATCAGTTGCTGATGCAAAACCGCTTAGGTATACAGTTACTCTTCATCCGAATGAGACTTATCAATTAGGATATGGTCCAGGTTATTGGTACTACATGGGGAGTGGAAAATCAAATGATTTTACAGTATCCCCAAGAGGGCTTATTAAAATATATCCAGACCCAGAAAATATTTCTGTTGGAGATGGAGCATATGCTGGTGAGATATCGACTGTTGATAGATTTGGTGGTGAAGTGGAAACAGTAACGATTAGAATTAAATACTAATATTGTATCTAATAAGTCTTATTTTCGTTTATAAACAATTTCACACGTAAGAAAACAACGCTCTTCAATCCGAAAGCATCGGTAGCACTCTGCTGGCTCAAGCCGGTGGGGTGTTTTTACGTTTAGGGAGGTTTACATATGTTTAGGTGGATATTTACCGTACTAATTACAATCCTATTAGCTGGCTGCAGCGTACAACAGGAAGTTGTAAAGACCGCTAAGAGCGACCCTGTAGCCGTTCCGGTAACGCAGGTATCTGCCGATACGGTCAAGCTGGAGTTTCCGTCAGCCAAGTACCCAGAAACGGCCCAGCACATCAAGGAAGCCATTCAGGCGGGAAAATCACCAGTATGCACCATAGACCGCGAGGGAGCCGACCGTAATCGCGAGCTGTCCCTAAAGGGTGTGCCTACCAAGAAGGGCAAAGATCGAGATGAATGGCCTATGGCGATGTGCTCCGAAGGTGGAGAGGGTGCAGACATTAAGTACATAAGTCCAAAGGATAACCGTGGAGCTGGATCGTGGGTCGGTCACAAATTAGATAAGTATGAGGATGGAACAAAAGTTGAATTTATCATTAAATAATGAAAAGCCCAGCTATTCCACTAAGGTTAGCTGGGCTTTTGCTAGACACTAAGTATGGCAACATTGTATTCATACAGAGTCTCGGATATAACTCCAAGATGCTCCCTGCTTGAGGTTGGTTAGTTAATGTCTGATGGGTACTGACCGGTAGTACCCCAAGCTTCGCCTTCAACTCTGTTACCGCCAGCTCGGAATTGAATTACGTAATCCCCTGATGGCATCCCGTTAGGGTATGAATTAAGACTAGTCCACGTTAATGTATCACCTTTGCCAACAGTTTTATTAAGGTATTCTCTCCCGTTACCCTGCAAGCTCCACGAAATTGTGTTGCTTCCTGTATTCTTCACTTTAATCTTTACATGTCCATAACCTTTTTTGACAGTAAACTCCATCGTCGGACTTGTCCCGCCAAGAACCTCATGTACTTCTTGACCAGTCGACTGGATAACTATACCTCCATGCCCCTTTGGTAATTCAACCCCCATAAATGGTGTGGCGGAAGCAGCCAGCGGAGCTACTGCCGTAAGAGCCAACAGACCTGTAAGAATGATTGCTGTGTTTTTAAACTTCATCAAAACCGTCCTCCCGAATGGTATAATTTGTACTACTGACCAATCATAGCACATAAAAAGGAATAAAATGTACTTTCATATTAACAAAATGGTAAAAAAATATTAATATTCGAAAATGCATATTTCATTTGAATATTGCATGACAAATATTTCAAAACTTATTGACAACTGTTAAATTATCGACAACAATAGATTGCAATAATATAAAAGTTTTGGAATTTCTGTATGAAGGGTGGATATGGCATGAAGCATACACCTACGATTCGAGCAGAATTAGATAGTTACCTACAACAAAAGGGTTTGAGTTTAGCGCAATTTGGACAACTTGCAGGCATGAATAGGGGAATAATAAGTGCTATTGTGACAGGGAATAAGTCAATGTCTGTTAACCAGCTTGACCGAATCACTGAGGCTATGTGTTTGCCAGAGGGAGAGTTTTACGATCTGTTTATAGAAAACTTCATTATCGACCATCCTCCGAATATGAGGCGTATCGAGCCGTTTTTGTTTCGCTGTGCGGAGTTGGACAAGTTGGATGCAATCCGTCGAGTGGTGGGAGCCATCATGGACAATCTACTGTATTCGCCTAAACTATTTGAAATTGCAGAAGAATTATTGTCGCAGGGGAAAAATGAGGCTGCTTTGATACTCTATGAGGGAGTATCTGAAACAGAGAGATATCAACATTCTGAACGTTTGGCAATCTGCCAATATCGTATATTCACAATCAAAATTGGTGATGATCAAAGCCAAAATGTTAGGGCAGCAGCTGTTTTTGAAGCTTTTGTCGAACGACTGGATGAAATAGACCAGCTTGACGCATTGAAGGATTTGGCTAATGTATACAGGTCTTTGCGTAAATGGGACAAGGTTGACGAAATGGCGAGGAAAATGAGAGCCAAGGCAGAAATCCAATATTCAATGAAACATGAACAACGGAGTCGAGAGTGGGATGAGTCTGTCAATAAGCTAAGTCGCCCGTTGTTTGTATATATTTCCTATGCTGACTTGTTGTGTGCAAGTGTATGTGAAGCCCAAGGCGATTATCAACAAGCTCTACAATATACATATGCCTACGCTGATTTAGGTTGGGTTAAAGAGACGGATGAGACCACCCAACACTGGATTGGATTGTTCCAAAACTGGGAAGAATGCAATATTTATGTTAATACACTCCTGTCTGGGGATATAAGTGTACTTTCGGATTATGTAGAATACATTGCTGCCTCAAAGGTCGATAATGAAATGGTTACTAAATTGTTGAACTTAATACTTGCTGCTAATCGGTACCAGTTAGACGTGAATGATATACTTAAACGGTTTGAAATGATTATTGATTCTTTTGTGCAGCAGTCGTCATCTGATATGTATACGAAACAAGTTATACCAGAACAGTATGCACGTTTGAGTTATGAGTTAGCGTATTATCATTTACATCGAGGTACATACGACGATGGCTTCAAATACTTGATGTATTCAATGGTAAGTTATCATACACTAAATAATGAGAGTAATTATATAAACTGTATGGGGCTGTTTGAGCATTTCCGTACTCATGCGGTTCCTGAAACAATGCAAAAACTCTCAAAATTCATTGAAAAGGTGTGGTTAGATAATGTTAAAGAAAATGGTACTGCTAATCATTGCGGCTAGCTTTTTGTTTATTGGTACTATACCTGTTCAGTCGAATAACCATAGCCAATTCGTACAATTGTTTGACCAAGTTGGCGGTGCTTAAACGTAAGTAAAGCAAATACCCGCTAACCTTAACTGGTCGGCGGGTTTATACAATTAAGGGGTTTCTACACAATCCATTAATTACCTATCCTGAGGTGATCAGCATGAACCATACATATAAAGTGTTAAAGTCGGATATCGAACTATTTGCAGCTGCATTAAGCCAGGTAAAGGTATACGTTGTTCAGTCGTTAGGTGAGGATTTGATTGATATCGTGGATTACGGTGGAGCAGTTGAGAAAATTACACCGGAGTCGATTAGAATTAACGGAATTTATTTCTTCCGTAATCAGTTTGAATTTAGAGTAGATGTGAAAAAGGACTCCGCTGGTATGTAACCAGTATGGAGTCCTTTGTTGTCTTTTATTTAGTTGAATACTCACTTACTTCAAACGTAAGGATTTTGTTGAAGATTACGTAGTCTTTGCGGTTGCTGAATGGACCTTTGTTGTTATTGTGCTTATCAATGGCAAAGAATGAAGGACCTCTACCAGCATCTTTAGCGTCATACCAAGCGATGAATGCACTGAGTTCTTTTTTACTTAGATCGAATTCTTTATCAAATCCATTGTCCATTGTTACAGTCAGAATAGCGCGGTCACCAGTTGGTTGTGATGGTTCGGTTGGTTCAGTTGGTTCTGTAGGTTTAGACGGATCAGGATTAGGACTTGGTGTTGGATTTGGTGTTGGATTTGGTGTCGGATCAGGATTTGGAGTTGGATCTACAGGCACAGGGTCCACAGGAGTCGGATTTATAAGATTGAATGGTTTTAAAGTTCCTTCAATATCCACACCATAGAAGAAAATATAGTTGGTACCGTTATTTTTTAATTCGAATGAGTGTTCACCTGGACTTAAATCCGTTTTTTCAAACATCATTTTTTTCTGGTATACTTCAGGACCAGAAAGGTTAATTTTACCAACAACTTGACCGTCGATTATAACATCATTACTAGATGATCCAGATGACCATGTAGTGGATATATATCGGATTTTAGAACCAGTAAAATTAAATTTAATACCCGTATCCTTATTACCGAGTGTAGAATTATAAGATTTTGAACTTGAATCTAGCGTCCATTTTCCACCTAAATATGTTATCTCACTTGAGTCGTAATTATATCTTGTCCAACCTTGCTCGGGTTGCACTAATACTGTCCCAATACTTGTAGCAGCAAAAGTGGGTGAAACGATAAATAATGCGAAAAACATGGAAAGTAAGAGTGGGATAAAAATCTTTTTCATTTATATTCTCCTTTGAGTTAATTTACTTACCAAGAATACAGAAGAACAAAAGGTATGTCCAAACATTAATGTCTATATATTCAAAATAAAGTTTAATAGTGGATTTTAATTTTCACGCTCTCTAAGTTCACTATATATTTGAAAGGTTTTTTTGTTTTGCGACAAGCTATGCGATACTTCGACATGACTCTCCAATTAGTATAAAGAAGATTTAAATACTATGGAGGTGTCGTATGATAAAAGTGATCGCAAAAGGATTAATCATATTTTTATTAGCTGCTATTTTTTCCGTTCAGGGTGTTTATGCTGAACCGGCGGTAATCAGCCAACAAGCAGCTGGGTATACGTTGGAGTTCCCAAGTTCACGTTACCCTGAAACCGGAGCACACATTAGAGATGCAATCGCAGCTGGACATTCTGCTGTATGTACCATTGATCGAGATGGGGCAGAGGAGAATAGAAAGGAGTCTCTAAAGGGCTATCCAACTAAAAAGGGATATGACCGTGACGAGTGGCCAATGGCAATGTGCGCCGAAGGTGGCACAGGTGCTGATATCAGATACATAACCCCTAGTGATAACCGGGGAGCAGGATCATGGGTAAGTCATCAGTTAGATAAGTATGCTGATGGGACTAAAGTGAAGTTTATTGTTAAATAGTAAAAAGCTCTGCTAACCTTAATTGGTCGGCAGAGCTTTTTTAACTTTATGGCGTTTTCATATCGTCAGACTCAGATTTATTTTGATCCGCTGCTTCCATTTCGTATAAAGAGTGTAATTCTTCAATTTTCCTCCAAATGGATAGTTCTTCTGGAGAAAACCCACGATGATATTTCAGACGATCTCGTAAATCATCCCTCAAAATGAGCATTTCCCAAGGTGTTAACTCTAAATTATAGGGCCCCATAACCGCACCTTCCTACTTGAACAACTTACCAATCGCTTTAAATATATCAAAAGTTTTGCGATTGTACACCTTATTGTATGCCGCCTTACGTGGGTTGCGGAGCCATCCCCAGCCCCGAGGCATCTTTAGTCCTGCACGGTGTACAATCTGCCGTTTGAGGCTGGTACGAGCTGCTATACGCTTGTTTAGGCTGGGTTTACGTGGGCCATATTTCATTCTCTGTCCCTCCATACCTTTACAGCCACGTATACCGATACGAGGACCGCAGCTACACTGACCACCATACTCAACGTTGCCATACGGTTACCTCCTTTTAGAAAATTGGATTGAAATATATCTCAGGTGGATACTAACTATATTGAATTGCAGGAACTTTACAGTTATTTAGAGCCCATTCAAACCAAAATTCATACCAAGTCAATTTGGCCAAAATATCGTCCTCGTTCTCGCGCCATCCCGCAATACTTTTAGGGTGCTCCGTAATCCATTGTTCCTTCGCTCGCTGGATTATCTTTAGGTCATCTTCTTTGATTAAAGTTGTGGCCGTGCTGTCGAAGTTGAAAAGCACATCTTTCAGACCAGTCGCATTCGCGAACCTCGCAAGCCCCGAACTGCTTGGATACGTGAAATTGCCCTTCCCAAGTAAGTCGGGAAACGGATCATTTTCTGGAAGTTCCCACACTGGTGCTTCAGCCACCTCCACACGTTCAATTTCGACAGTTATTTGCCCATCATTCTTATCTACATGTAATATCGCTTCGCCAATTCCAATATTGTATCCCATCTATAATACTCTCCTTTTAAAAATATAATCTAATTTTACCACATGTCCGTTCCCAAATTATCTAACGCATTCAGAAATCAGGCCTTCAGCCGATTGTATGTGCCAAAGCTTGTTATGTGAATTGGCTATTCTACAATTATTTATTTCTGAACACCTTAACCGCCACGTACATAGATACAACCAACGCCACAATGCTTATTGCCATTGTCACTGTCTCCATGAAATTACCTCCCTGTATTAGAGGGGCCGAAGCCCCGCATTTTACAGACCCACAAACTCACGAGCCGTCTTCATGCATCTAACAGCCTTCTCCATTGGTGTACATCCGGTTTTTACTCTTTCCGCAAATTTAGCACGAAGCCAAATGATAAATTGTTCGTTATTCATGCCTTCCTACCTCCCGCGTAAGACCGCCGCCAATTGTATATATCAAACCGTTATGTTAAGATTGGGTGGAGATGGCGCTGTACTAGCCGCCACCTCGGAAGGAATCCTTAACGTCTGCGCCGACCGCGTCGTTTGGTTCCTTTTTTCTTTGTCTTCTTACGGCTGGCGTTGTGTACATGGAGTACAGCCAATGCTGTAGCTAGTTGGATGATTGCCGTAATAAGGTTTACCCAATCTTTCATATGCTTTGTTCACCTCCTTACATATTCTATTTTACGGCATTTAAAATGCTTTGTAAATAGTTTTATTGAGTGTTGCAAAAATATTTTAAATGCTTTAAAATTCGCATAACAGGAGTGTGATTTTATGGCTGGAAGACCACCGAAAAAAGATAAGAAGATTAGAGAGGCTATCTATTTTGAGCCGGAATTGTTGGAATGGCTCCAAGAGAAGGCAGAGCAAGAGAAATGTACAGTAAGCGTGTTGGTAAATAGGATGACTGCACAAGCAAAAGAGCAGGAGGGATAAGGCCTCACTGCTCTTTTAAATAAAAAAAAGCCCTCGACATGAGGACTTGTGGTATAATCTGGATTGTGCGACAAAACGGCTATAAAGGGCGGTCGGCTAGTCTCCTGTAAAGGAGGTGATGCCTGTGGAGGTTAAGGATGCTCTGACATTAATGATGATGTTCGGTACGCTATTAGTAGCGCTGATCGGATTAATCGTTACGATTGTTATTGCGTTGAACCAAAACAAAAAGAAATAGACCGCCCCGTGGAAAGGTAAACGGTCTATTTCGTTGAACCAAAACACTGCCGACCGCTCTTATAGCGGTTAGTCGTGCAGTCGGGATCGGTTGTGGCCGATCCCTTTTTCTATTCTTATGTTAGCATATCCATTTTATTCAGGCAATGGGATTGCCTTCGTTGACTATATGAAATATAGAGCATGAGGGATGACCCTTCGTGCTCTTTTTTTGCCTTGAATAACGAACGCTTGTTTGCATATAATATTTGCAGAGGAGTGATCATATATGTTATCAGACATCGAACGTAAGTTGTTACGAATACTTTATAATTTTTTTGCACAACAGCGGCGTATGCCTACAATGCAGGAATTGGAGATTAAGACAGGAAGGCGTACAGAGGACATACGAGCCGGACTGCTGGCCCTTGAGAAGGACAATTATATTCTGTGGGATGATAAATCCTCTTTGCGGGATATCGTTATTATAGAGGGCTGGGAGCGTGGGCAGATCAGGCCTATGTCACCGGGAGATGCGACTAGATACTTCACGGAATATTAAAACCCCGGATTGCTCCGGGGCATGTTTTTATTCAAGACCAAATTGGGCTTTTGCTTGTAGTTTGTTACCTTGGAACGTGAAATTGGCATTTGCACCAAGTCCGCCCTCGCCTTGATATGAATACATTACAGTATAGTATTTGTCTCCCTTTTCACCAACCTCTGAAAGAGCTTCACCGGGACCACCAATAATTTTAGAAACTTCCTCATAAGTCATTCCATTTTTAATTTTGTTATATTTAGCTTTGGTAATAGTTCCGGAATTTTGCGGCTCTGCTACTGTACGACCCTCAATTTTTCCGTTATATAGTTTCCAGTTAGATTCACCCTTAACGCCACGCGAACCGAGTTCACCACTGAAAGAAACAATATCCCCTTGGTTCAGACCGTTTAATTCTGAACGGTCTGAAACTTTTACGATAACAACATCTCCGAGTTTTTTCTTTTCAGCGCTAATATCTGACCATGATTCGCCGTTGTAATCTGCTGGTTTACCGTAAACATAAAGACTGCTTGAGCCAGCTTCAATGACCACACCTGACCATTTCACAACTTGATTTCTTACACTGTCGAATGTTTCTCCCTGCTTGGAAACTGGCATTGCAAAGAGAGTAGATGAAAACTTATCAAAAGGAAGCGACGTGTCAATCAATGGCTTTTTAGCATCAGTCTGTTCCTTTTGCGCAGTAGTAACTTCTTTCTCTTTAACAGGCGTAGTAGCTACTGGTTTGGAATTAGTTTCGGTTGGTTTCTGTGTGTCTGCGACTGATATTCCAATAACAAATATTATGAAAGTAGCTAACCCAAAGAGAAACATCTTCTTAGCCTTGCCATTCTTTTTTATTAAAGCTATAGCCCACAAAACAAAAAACACAAAAAAAGCCAGCAAAGCAATCACAGCTATTGCAGTCATTACATAACCCCTATCTATTGGTAATATTATTATAAAAATAGTATATATGACCTAGGAATATTTTTCTAGTACAAAAGTTTTATAGATGGCAAATAAAATATCTTGTTAGGAACAAACGTTCGTAATATAATCGTTACATAATACATCAGGAGGCTACATACATGTCTAAAAAATTAGAAGGTAACGGTTTTTGGGAAAGCAGCCGGATTATCATACCAGAACATAAAGAGGCTTATCTGAAGCTCATGAAGGACCGACAACGGAGAGGAAAGCCAGAGCTAGACGATCAAGAGGTACAATTGATCGAACAGGCTTTAATAGAGTCTTACAATACACGTACAGTCGTCACAGTGACCGTATTTAGCCCGTTTGATGATACGGTTATGACTGGTGTAGTTACGTCAATTAACACCGCGCGCAGGGAGGTAAAACTGTTCCGGGGTGAGGATGATTTTAGTTGGATTAAGCTGGAGGATATTATATCCGCAGGCTGAAAATAATTACCTCACATAATACATAAATACTTCCATTTAACATGGTAATTGGATTGCCTCTAACAAGTAACAAATATAGAATTAAAGCATATTTGTTACCAATTATGTGAAGGGGTTATGTGTTATGTGGGAGCCTATTAGGTTCTTGCTTTTCTCGACTGTGGAAACATTCGCAGCATTCGTTTTAATGTTAACTATTTTTAGAGTTAGGGCTTTAGACTACGTATGGCCTGCATTGTTTATTGGATTGATAATGAATTTGCAAAGTTTCATTTTAAGGGAAGAAACGTCATTAGCTTTCTTTGCTCCAACCATAAACATTATATTGTTCACATTGTTGATAACAACTGTTGTTAGGATGCCGATTATCTGGGCAGCTATCATATCCATTACAGGCACATTTTTGTATACATTATTCCAAGCGGCGATTATATTAATGCTTTTCGGAACCTTGACAACAGAAATGCAGACTTCAGCAGAAGGATCGTTAGCACAAGCGGTAACCAGTGCATGGGTGTTAGCTATTTCGTGGTTCTTGTATAAATTTAAAATAGGCTTTACAGCAGATTATGAAAATCTACGTTTTAAGTGGGAGTATGTACTCGTTATTATCATAATAATAGGAGTATTAGCAGCTTGTGCATTTATGTTTTACGTCAATAATTTCTTTTTGAGTATTCTCTTTATTGCCTTAGCATCTGCCATGTTTTTGTATTATGCATTAAAAACGGAGCGTGATTACTATAAAAAGTCTTGACACCATCGCTCTTAATATTGCGACTCACATCAAAACAGTTGTCCCTGATCATCCTTCATCTATAGATGTTCTAAAACACGGGATATCCGTTGCGATCAATACAGTTTCAATTATTTTGCTGACTATTGGTATTTCATTTTTTACAGACAGAATGCAGGAAGCTTTGCTAGCGATGGTATCTTTTTCAATGTTGCGTCAAATAGTAGGAGGAATACATTTAAAGAGCAATATAGTGTGTATTGTTGTATCTACAGTTCTACTTACTGCTTTATCTTTCGCAAGCTTTAATTACAATTGGGTCGTTATTACGTCGATAATAAGTATTGTACTTATCTTGGTTTATGCGCCATCGAGGGTAGAGGGGAAGACGCGTATATCAAAACAGCACTATCCGTTGCTAAAGTTTATGGGAGTTGCAATTGTTGCTCTAAACCTGTGGTTGGCTTTTCCAGTAGTAGCTGCCAGTTTTTTCGTTCAGAGTTTAACACTAATAGAAGGAGGTGTGAAAAATGAAAAAAATCAAACCGAGTAAAGTGAAGGCTAGTATGTATTACAATATTGCTGCAATGTTGACAACACTTGCGGTTGCATCTGTGAGTACGGCAAGTCTGTCATGGATTCACAGTCCCGAACCACCGAAAGAATTGTTAAAGTAAGCGGGGAATGTTAAATGCTAAGTTTAACCGTATCAGCAGATCCTGGAGGAATAGAAAAAGGCGAAAATGTTCAAGTGGACAAAGTTCTTTTTATTTCTAAAGGAAGAAAGCGAGACCAGATACTGGTTCACACATTTGATAAAACATACTATATGGTAGGCACCTTGAGACATTGGGAGAACTTTTTGAATAGTAACGGATTTCGCTTTTTGAATGTGGATAGAAGTAACACTCTTAATGTAGAAAAAGTAAAGATTGTTAATGGTATCTTTAAAGATGCTTACTTTGAAGATGAAATAACAAAAACATCAAAAAGGTGTCCCATCGCTTATCACCGATTTGATGAGGTTGAAGAAATGGGCTTCATGAATTCCAAAATAATCTTCACAGGAGTTGCTACGAAATAGCGACTCTTTTTTTTGTCGAAAATAAGTGTCTTAAAATGTCGAATATTAAGAGACGTTCAGCGCCCGAATTTTTGTTGCCAAGCCCCTAATATTGGGATTTAATATAAAAGAGGGATATGTCTTTCTCAAGATAGTTGAAGTTAGTCATATGGTTGTAACTACATATAAAATCAATTGGAGGAGGGGAGAGAATAACAATTAATTTGACTCTTAGGCAAATTTAACGACGACGGGAGGGCCTAAGCCACCGCCGCTTGCCGTTAATCGTCTATCCACTCATGCAGTTCTTCCATGGTACACCCAAATTTTTGTGCTGCGCGAGCTGCTAAAGGGTAGGAAAAAAATCTATCCCCATCAATTATTCTTGTTATAAAGGATGGGGATACGCCTAAGTAGTTGGCGAGGTCAATCCGCTTCATCTTGTGTTCTTTAAGAAGACGCGGCAAACGGCTTCTCCCTGGACGGAGAGCCAT